GGAAGAATTTACTTTGCAAACAAAAAGGGCGACCGCTCATCACGAGTAGTCGCCCTAGTTATCCGAATACTATCAAGCACCTAACCTAAAAACTTACTAACTAAAACTTACTAACTAAGAACCTTTTCTTTTTATACAATATAATAGGTATATTACAATGATAACTAAACAAAAGCAGAATGCCTGCCCTATCTGAATATAAATCTTCTGAGCCGCCGTAAGTGGCTTTTCAATCACCTTTGTAGCACTGTCGCTTGAAATCTTGATTTTCGATAGCGAATCAAGTCTATGACGATAAATAGCAACGCTATCCTTCAGTGACCTATAATGACTGATGCTGTCCAGTAGCTTCTGAACCTCCTTCTCTGTTCGCACATGGCTCTCATAGTGAAATCTATCTTCGCCAATTTTGTTACCTTGCGCATCGAGCCTTGTCGCTGTGCTATCCTTAATATAGCTGCTATCTTTCGTACTTCTTTCGCTCTCGCGCTTCTGATAGTGTAGCCATTTATCAAATGAGTATGACAAACGAGCAGTAAAAAGAGAATCGAACTTTCTTTCGTTCTGTTCGTCTTTCAAATACGTCTGTTTAGTGACTGTCTTTGAAGACCCACAACCGATAATTAGCAGTGAAACGTACATTGCAAGCGTTATGCCGACAACCGCTTTCCAAAAGTTATAGTCATACCATTTCATCATTCATTCAATTTTAAGTGTCCATAAGTGATGTAACTTAGTCTGCGGAGCCATCCTTTGAGGAAGTCTTTCTGTGTTCCTTTTGCTATACTTTTAAGATAGCATTTTCTTACTTTTTTGAATCTCGCAAAAAGTATCTTGCCATTAGCCTTATTGACAGCAAACAAAGTCTTATTGCCAATGATGCCATCCGCCGTAATTCCTAGAGTAATCTGGAGATATGTTATAGCCCTGCTTACTCCACTATTGTAAGCGAAGTCAACCAACATATTGGCTACACTCTGATCTTGAATTTTGTCAGCTTTGCAGGCATTCCAATAATTCTGCTTAAAAACTCGATGGAAGTCTTCCTCAGTGAGAAGTTTTACATCTTCCTCATTCAGAACTCCGTCACCGTTCTTGTCATACCCGACTTTTCTCCAGGTTGCAAGGGTGATGCCGTATTTTGTTGGACCGCCCTTATCTTTCTTGTTGTTTGTATATTTGTCCGTCTCCCAACTGAGGATAAACGGAACGAGTTTACTAGAATCAGCCATGTTTACTCCTCCTCATCGCTATAATCATTTCCTTGAATAATGCAGCCAAATGCGAGAATTGCTCCCATAATAGCTGCCACCATTATAATCGCTAACAACATCATATCTTTTCCTCCTTTTCTGCATAATTTAGATAGTCCGACAAATATGGAATCTTCTCGATAAACTTGAAACGCATGAGATAATAGAGGAAACTCACTACATACCAAGGTGGTGTTCCCTTTCGGAAAATCTGTTTCAAGTTCTTCAGAATATTGCATCCGTAGAACCACAATACTAGATACGAGATAAAGGAAACACATTGAACGGAACCTTCCATCTGTCCTTTGAATCGCCCGATTGCATATACTGCTGCACAAAGGACGAAGAACACGGTAGCGTGACCGATGCACACAACTGCTTTCTTTAACTCGAAGTTCTCTCCTTTTGCAATCATGCCGCTAAGATAACCGAAAACAAAGTTGAGGGCGAAGACGATCATAAGCGAAGACAGCTCACCTTCTATCGGTTTGAGGTAGGCAAGGATTGCAAGAACTACTCCAACGATAATATCTTTAATTCTATCTGCCATACTATAACTATTTGGTGATTAAATATTAATGCTGCAAATATACAACAAAATATTTAATCACCAAATAGTTTTAGCGAAAAAGTGCAAAACTTTATGCCATCATATAAACGAATATATATATTTGCAGGAATATTGTATATAATTTCATCGAAAAATTGTATTTTGAAAACCCACGAAATCGGGGGAATTTAAAAAGAGAGGCAATCACTTACCTCTCTCACTCAACTCCTAAGAAATATTTAGTAGATACAGATACAATCCTACTCCGAACCACATTATCAATATCATAGTTGATGATGTCACCCAAGATAGAAAGAACTTGTCTATCGTCTTATACTTATAGGAAAGGTACAGATAAGCAATGAACGTGCAGTTGATGATTACCAGTATCGCTACTATAATAAAAGTCCTAGACATAAAATCCATAATACTCATACATGCTCGCTTATCCGTGATGCGATAGGGCTTAATTGATTATGATTTTCTCTTGCTCTTTACGAAGTGCAGAATATCCCACTTCTTCCAATACCTAGTGTGCCCACGCTTCTTGCATTCGCCATTCGGGATGTCACCTCTAGCAACCATACGATTGAGTGTAGCATCAGAAACGTGCAGTTTCTCCTTGACTTCCTCGGTGCTCAGCATCGGGTTGAGAGCATACGGCAGATAGTTCTCACAAAGGTCTTCTATCTCATCGCTACTCATTCCGCAAGCAGTTACCTTCTCCCCTCTCTTCTCTTGCTCGTCTGCTCGAAAGCAAGAGTCAGACAACGATTTTAATAACACTCCCAAGGTGTGATAACCAAATAACTTTCCCATATCATTATAATCTAGAGATTAAACTTTGACAGCCCTTGCCTGAGAAATACTTATCGGCAAAACCATATACATAAAATATAATAGTCATTACAAGTATTACAACATTAGCTTCCACCATTTCGTTGGTGGTAAAAACATTCCAGTATACGATATGAATAGCATTTATCCCAAATAGGTATATAATCATCGGAATACGCCATCTGTAGCAGAGCCAAAAGAATCTGCTCGCAATTATAAGCACAAGCGGATGGATGTAAACTGAAAAATAGATAAATGCTGCCGATACCCAATTCTCCTTAAACCATATGCACATTTCTTTTTCATGAGACGCAAATGTTACCATGCATGCAATATGAAAAAGCATGATAAACAGAGGCATCACTTCACAATAATACTTGAACCAAGTGAGTAGCTTCACGCTGTAGCCTCTACCTGCAAGGATAATTACGTTAATCATTTCGCTAACGTCCATACCCTTAAACATTACTCTTGACAACTGTACAACACCGACTGATTGAACTAACCGATGGACTTCATCTTCTTCCTCTTTAGTCATAAATTCTTCTCCTTTTTGTTTTTTGTGTTTATTATTTATTCTTAGTTCCTCATTCTTAATAATAAGGAACGTGCTGCAAAAATAAACAAGTCTGCACAAAAACATTCATTTTGCACAACTTTTTAGAGTTAAACTTTGCAAAAATACCAATCTGTAAGATTTGCCATTCAAAAATGGGGGGTAAATTACAGATTGTAAGTAAAAAGGATGGGCGACCGAAACAATCAGCCGCCCATATAAAGAACATCCTTATCCTGTTAAATATTACTTGCAGATGCAAGCGAGCATCTCCATATCGTCAAAGCCCTTCTCGCAAGCCTTGATAGCCTTAAGCAGCTCGGCTTCCTCGACCTCGGTGATTTCCACCTCGACCTCCTTGTCGGCGAGTTCGTTGAAGTATTCCATGGTCTTCTTGCTGAAGCCAGCGAAGTAGGCGTTCACCTCTTGCAAGAGGTCTGTGTCCTCCTTGGTGTAGGTGTAGCCCTCCTCCTTCATCTTGCGCTCGTTCTCCTGTGCGGTTTTGAGCTTGCCTTGCATTTCCTCGAACTTGTCATCCTTCAAGGACTCCTGCGCCTCCTCTTTGTCCTTGTCGAAGGTGTCGGCGATAGAACGGAGAGCCTTCATGTTCTTCCATACCGCCAGCATAGTTTCCTCACTCAAAGAGCTTGTCTTGAAGCCCTTCAATGTCTTGTAGGCGTTAACCGCCTCGATTGTCTTAATCTTCTTCATAATTGTTTCTTTATTTTTATGTTATAAATATTCTTCGCCAATTAACTTGCTATACAGAATACCTTTCTATTTCCGTTGCAAAGATAAGAAATATATCCCAAACTGGCAAGAAAATCAAATATTATTTTTAATCAATAATTCCTTGGCTAAATACCATTTGCTTAGTAGTCAAAACATAGTCCACATACAGCCATAATGCGTAAGTTTTTCCACTCTGCATTTTGTTCTTGAAAAGAACGGTTTTACTATCACCGCCAGCCAGTGTTGTATTACTCATAAGAATAGATTCGCCAACCTGCATACTACTATTTTCCTTGCTCGAAGAAAAACGTAGTTGCAATGAAACAACATGAGACACGCGATCAACATTCTCAATCGTTGCACTTCCAAGACCACTTTGTCTTAGTATAACCTTGCTAGCATTAATCTCTGTTCTGGTTTTCACCACAAGAGTGATTGGCTGTAATACTGGTATAGGGATATACGAACCCGCTTGTAACTGAGGGAAATCACTGCTTGTATAATCCACGCTGCTCATAAACGGATAGACTGTGTATGTGCCTGCGTTGACCTTTGTAAACTTAACGGTGTTTGTATCTGATGTTCTCATATACTGTAGCTTGTTGCCATTGTTGTTATAGAGCAACACACCAAAGTGATAGGTTATGTTACCATCATTTAACAAGTCTTTCATGCTTATCCAGTCAGAATCGACACTTTGCAGATTATATGCTGCGCTAATACTTACGGCATCTTCCGCTGATGGACTTGTCGTGCCAATTCCTAGGTATTCACTTCTTGCGTTATGATTATACCCGCGAAAATCTCCTAGTCTGTAAGGTGCAGATGCCGTCCTATGGGTGAAGCCGTTGTCCGCTTGCGAATAATAGCCCTTTATATCATAGATATTTGTTGCTTTAGGATAATTGATGTTGCAGTCATTCCTCTTACCCTTCCACCCAGTATTGATATCAAGGAAAGCGTTGTCTGAGTCAACGGGCTTATACTTCGCCCACATGTTGATGCCTTCGTAAGTGCAAAGGGATGCTAGGTCGTTGCTACCATAGCCAAGAAGACTTTTAACATCGTCTATACTAACTGGAGCAGTTATCTTTCCATTACTTACACTCATAATTACCTCCTTCTTTATAACAAGTTATTCCACCAGCAACAGTTAAACTACCATTAATAAGAAGATCACCATCTATAGAAACATCACCTTTAATTTCTCCATTAGTTAAATATCGAACTGTCTCTACTTCCTTGATAACTTCTTTAGTAACAACTCGCTCTACTGTTACATTGAATACTTTCGCAAGCCATAAGATAAATCGTTTCATACGCTTAATCTTTAGAACTTAAAACACTAGGCAAGGCAGCTCTATAAGAGCCACCCTGCGTTAATACTCACGATACTTACTCTGCTGCCTCGCTAGCCATATTGGTAGCGATAGCGGAATCAACCTCCGCTATCAATGTTGACACCTCACTGAGCTTGCTCTGAGGGATGCCGCTGATGTTGTAGGTCAGCTCGCTGCCGTTGGAGCTTGCGTTGGCATTGCCGAGATAGTTACCATTTGCATCACCATAGATACTCATATTGATGCTGTCGATGTTGCCACCCGTCTTGTCAACATTGTAGGTGATTTCTACTCGATAGCCGCCCTTGGTGTAAGTGGCGGTTGTCTGTTCACTCTTCTTGTTAATCTTTAAATTCTCCATTTTCTTAACTAATTTAATAAATTAATATTCTTGTTATCTAATCTCTTCTTGTTATTGCCGTCCTGCTTTCCGCTCAATCGCTGAACCTCGGATTCGAGGAAGACCACCCGAGCCTTCAACCTGCTCACCTCATCGTCAACTTGCTCGATAGCACCAAAGGCAACGGCAATCAGCTTTGGAGACCAATAGTTGATTTTGAGGAAGCCCTTGTCGTCTTTCTCCACAAGGTCTTGCATGAAGGTGTTGTGAAGAACCCTTTGGGCAATCCAACCGATGCTATCCTTGTTGTCGGCATTGTATCGGAATGCAACCGTGCCACCCATCGCCTTGATGATAGCCAAGCTGTCAACGCCGTGTATGTCATGCTTCAAGCGTTCATCGGAACTCTTGTAAGCCGTAACACCGCCAGTGGCATAGAAATTACCATCCAAACTCAGCACAGGATTGCCATTGTTGTAATTAAGCCACATGGACTTCATTCCGCTATCGTTGCCAACTCGAAAGTTAAGGTTATAGCCTTCAAGTACCACATTCTTGTTGTTGGAGAAGTTTCCGTAGCCTATGGTGAGAATGCCATTATCATCCTGCGATATGTTCATCACATTCAGATACTTTGATGCTTCGCTATTCTTCCATAGCATTCTATATACACCTGTGTGACAAATGTCGCCGCCAGCGTACAATGTTGGAGTATAGACGGAGCTTATTCCTTGCTTAAGGTTAATGACACCCCCACTTTGGGCACTGTTCGCCTTGAATATGCTTCCATCGGCAATGCCGAGGTAAACGGTCTTGCTGCTATGGTCGTACTTAAGACCCGCCCACTGGTTGTAGTCCCATGCATCATTTCCGAATCGGAGGGCTGTGTTGCCTTGCAAGATAACTTCACCATCGAGGGATGAGATATACGTGCTTCCCATCTTCAAGCCTTTGTGCGAGCCGTCAACGAGGCTAAGTAAATTCTTAATAGTCGCCGTTCCGTTGATTGTCGTGTCCTTGAAATGCGCAGCTCCGCTCGTTCGCAAGCTCCAGTTGCCATCTCCGATGGAGGACTGGCTACAGATGTTTTGAACACCTATCCAGTTGGAGTTGTCCGAGTTTCCGATGTAAAGGTTGCCCGAACCGTGCTTTATCCTTGCCCCTGCGTCCAAGGTCATGTCGCCGACACCTGTCATGCTTCCACTTATGTTAGCCGTTCCATTAAAACTTTGTCCCCAAAGCGTTCTTGTGGTTTGGAGTTTCGTGGCACTGGCAACATTGTCCGATGTAAGTGCCAAAGTTCCTGTCGCCGTAGGGAGCGTTACCACATTACTATGGTTTCCATCGGTCTGCAACCTAACAGAGTAATCACTACCTGTGGTGTTGTCATGGTGGAAATCAATGTAATGTCCAAGTTCTATCGCGCCATCAGTTCCAATTACAGGAATCTTGCCATACGGCTTGCTACTTCCTGACTGAGCATGATAGCCGTCCACGGTGTCACAATTCGTGGCATAGGCAGCTGTCAACGTCTTATTCGTGCCGCCAATGGTAATGGAAATGTTATTCCCACTATTAGACAGATTGGTAAACAAGCCAGAGGCATGAACCCCATCCAACTTATCCGCATTGGAGATTGTCTTGCTGTTAATGTAACCCCATATTGCCGACGCTGGTCTTCTATATATCCTATTCTTGGCGTTGCTGTCGTTGAATCCATTGTCGCTCGCATAGGAAGTAAGAATCTCCGTCTTGTCGGTCAAGTTCGCTGTGGCTGTTGATATGGAAGCAATCAAGTCCGTGTCCGCAACGGTCACATCAGCCGAACCATTGAATGACTTGCCGAAGACCGAAAGGGAGTGGTTCACCTTGGTTGCTGTTGCGGCGTTACCAGTGATGCTAGCGCTCGCCGTAATGAATCCAGCCCCATTCGTCAGTTGGTTCGTGTTGTTAGGGATGGATATGCTCTTTGCGGCACTACCATCATAGCTACCACTTGCGTAACCACTCCATGACAGAGCGTTAGGGTTCTTCGCCGTTCCTGCGGTCGTAGCGTACTTCACTGATTGGTTGGCGATGTTCGAAGAGTCGATGAGAGTCTTCCAAGCATTCCACTTGCCAGCAACCTTGTGACGGAAATAAAGGCTTCCGTTAATACTGTAATCATTGGCAAGCAACATTCCATAGTTGGCATCTGCACTTCCCCAGTTCATTACCTGTAGCCAACCATTATCGGTAGGCGTATTCGTCACATCTTTCATCTCGTAGATGTGAGATGCACCATTTGTATTGAAGTTGTCTAAGTCGGTCACTATGTTCTCTCTAGTATGATAGAGGAACAGAGACTTTGCGTCCGCCGTTTTCATGTAGGCAGAGAGACTTTGGTGTGCAGTGAGGAAAGTAGCACCCTTAGTAACGGTAATGGTCGTACCATTCTTGGTGACAGACGTAACCGCATTACCACTGCCCGATACGGATATTGATGTAGCACTGCCACCTTCCAGTGACGTGATTCTAGTAGAGAGCTGCTTAATTGAGTAAGCTGATGCAATCTCAGACAGCGATTCTGATGTAAGCTTCAAGGCATCTGAATAACTCTTCACACTACCGCTCAATCCACCGCCACTTCCAGCAGAGCTAGTTCCGTATGCGCTTATTCCACCTGTGGCATAGAGATTTCCGTTAACCTTCAAGTCACCGTTGGAGTCCTTCTCCAAGATGATGCCGTTGATGTTGACCTTGGTTGTGGTGTAGATTTCTCCCAACACATGCAGCTTATGAGATGGGGCAGTTGTTCCGATGCCGACGTTACCATTCACGCTAAGTCTGCTGGAGAGGTATACATCCTTGCTACCAAAGTTGCGAATCCAAGTGTTGTCGCTCATGTACCAACCGCCGCCGTGGTCTTCACTATACCAACCAGTGCTTCCCTTGCTTCTGAACCAGTTGTTTGTGTAGATAGTTCCTGCTGGTGCTGCGGAAGTATTGATGTTGCCCACACCTGTCATGTTGCCGCTCACGTTTGCTGTTCCGTTGAAGGACTGTCCCCATAGCGAGCGAGCCGTTACAAGTTGGTCTGCTTGCTTCACGATGCCAATTCTCGTAGCACCATCAAGCAAGGTATAAGGACTATCCCCTGTGGTTGCTGGCAAGCTTTGAGCCGCAGAGAACGATGTATTTGTCACCAAAGTTCCTTGGCTTGTGAAATCGGCAGACGTGCGCCCTGTCTTCTTGATGATTGTGTAAGACAGACTTCCATATTGAGCTTGGCAATTTCCCCAAAGTTGAACATTGCCAGTTGCATTGTTGTAGTACACACGCAACCTTGAAGACATGTTTCCAACCAACTCACGCAAGGATATGCTAAAGTTGTATGCCCCAGAGTCCTTCGCTCCATTCTGACGGATTCTCAACACGACAACCGAATAGGTATCGTTATGTCCGTTGGAGAAGAGGAACGTGAAACTTCTATCATCATATTGGTTGCCTGTGACGGTAATGTCAAACAACTTCGCCCAATAGTGGGAAAGGTTTGCGGTGTTGCTGTTTACCGCTCCCGACCATACGATGTTGTCTTTGTGCCAACCATCGAGCAAATCCGCATTGAGGTTTGTCCATTGTGCGGTAGTCGAAGCTATGTGATTCGAGCCGTTGTAACCGAATTGCATACCTCCCTTGCCGAACTTCACCATTCCTGCGTTGTTGTTGCCAACGCCCATCAAGCCGATAGTGTTGCCTAAGTTACAATCACCAATGTAGCAATCATCGCCAATGCGCAATCCATTGTAAGCACCATTCAATGCGCTTGCCACAATCTTAAGCTGACCTGTGAGCGTTCCACCTGTCAAAGGCAAGTACTTTGCGGCGATGGCATCCACCTGTGACTTCGTATAAGCATCAGTAATGCCATACCCACTTATCGTTGTCGGCTTGCTTGTGAGTTCTGAGAAGGCAAGGCTGTTCTTGATTGCAAACGAGCCGAAAGCACCCTTGTTGCAATAGGCGAGGTTTGAACTTGTGCCACTATATGCTCCGTTCCAGTAAGCTATGAAGCTCATGTCAGGAATGATGTTGCCATCGATTGATGCGTTAGTCCATCCCGAAGTGCCAACCGCAGAAAGGCTCTTCTTTGTGTAGCTCTTGGTGTAGGTGACGGCTGTTCCACTAGTGGATATGCCTGTAACGAACACGTTGCTTCCACTTGGTTGAGTTACCGAACGCAAGCCATCAGTAATGCCAAATCCCGACAAGGTGGTTGGCTTGTTGGTGATATAGCTCCACGCAAGGTTTCCTTGGAACGCCGTGAGTGCCTTGATGTGTGGAGCGATGAAGTAAGCATCGCCTTGGTTCGTAACGAAAGAAAGGCTTACACCTGCTCCAATCTTATCATGGTCAGTATAAACCAATGCAGCCGATTGAGCACCACTTGCATCTGGGTTCTCGCCAGTTGAGAAAACCAATTGTGGACCGCCATCGCCATAGGACAGCTTTCCTGCCGACTTGATGTAGTTTGCATCGTTGCCATAGGTACTTCCATAAATCACCAAGCGATTCTGCTCTGCCTTGTAACTTGTGTTGACGGTGACACTAGCCTTTGACAACTTCAAGATGTTGTCAATCTTGGTTATTCCAGTCAATGCTTGCTCGGCACTGCTGCCCTGTACCTGTGTCGTTCCCACATAATGAGTATGGTTAGACAAGCTGAATGTGCTTCCCTTTGTCAAAGTCAAGGTATGCCCACTTACAGATGCAGCCGTAACCGCATTGCCCGAGCCTGTTACGCTAACGGCGTTCACACCGTCCGTGATACCATATCCACTGAGACTTGTAGGCTTAGAGGTCAAACTTGCAAAAGTATGTGTATGCCCATTGAGCGAGAATGTAGAGCCTTTTGTGAAGGTTATCTTTGTTCCACTTTTCGACACGCTAGTTACGGCATTGCCTGAGCCTGTGGTTTCAATGCTTGTTGCGCTACCACCCTCCAAGCTGGAGATACGAGAATCAAGAGCCTTGATGGAGTAGGCAGAGGCAATCTCACTCAGCGATTCTGATGCAAGCTTCAAGGCATCTGCATAGCTCTTTACACTACCATTCAAGCCACCACCGCTTGATGATGATGCTCCAACACCATAAGCGGACACACCACCACTTGTGTAGAGGTTAGCCACCTCTTCGGTCGTAGTATTCGTAATCTTCAGCGCCTTATTAGCTGCATCATACTCCAACTTGATGTTACCGATGGAGATATACTTTCCACTAGGCACGATGATGCTTCCATTGATGTCAGCAGTGCCATTGAACGAATTTCCCCACAATTTGCGAGCATTAGTAAGCTGGAGAGCCTTCTTCGCTGAACCGTTTGTGAAGTAGCCTTGCAAGGTGGCGATACTCCCTTTGTTTGCGGATATGCCCGAAGCATTTACCCCTTCTGCCTTTTTCGCTCTTGCTACCTCGTCAGATATAGACTTGTTGATTCCGTCAACGATACCACTTAAAGTGTCTGTCTGCGCAATATTGGCGAGGAAGCTCACCACCTCGTTCCACTTATTGATAATTCCGTCCGCAGTCTCCTCGTCAGTAGTCATAAGGGCGTACCAGTCATAGGCACTATTCCAATGACTTACCTTAGTGGATGAAATGCCGTCCAGTACAGACTTATTGCTATGAGTATGCTTTGCTGATACCGCACCATCCCAAGCTGTCTGCTTTGCAGTAGTAGGAATGGAGTAACCAGAAGCAAGGGCAATGGCAATAGTTCCATTGGTAGTGATAGGCGAGCCGCTGACCGAAAGCCCAGTTGGGACAGAGATTGCAACCGATGTGACCGTACCTGTGTTCTTAGTATATCCGCTATCATTGCTGAGTTCGGACAACTTGGTAGGAACGGTTACGTTTATGGTTTTCGCAGCAGAGTTTGGGGTGTAAGTGCCTAGGCTTGTACCATTCTTCTGAATAGTCAAGCCGTAGATGGTCTGATGCGAAGTAAGATAGCTACCCTTTGGCTGATAGGTAGCCTTGGCAGCTGCTATCGTAAGATAGTCGGAGAACACGCCTGTCCCGAATGCGTTTATCTTGTCGTTGAGCTGCTTGATGCTCCAAGCAGTAGCAAGGAATGAAACTTCAGTCTTGCTGCTGTCTCCGTTGTCGGCGGAAGTCATGGCTGTAGCCTTTTCGAAGCCAAGGACTGAGCCGTTCAATCCGCTTCCTGTGCCACCGCTGACGGAAGAAGCACCGAAAGCCGTGATGCCGCCTGTCGCATAGAAGTTGGCGGCGGTCTTTCCGTCCGTCTTCTGAACGTAGAGATTGCCGCTTCCATCATTGATGATGTAGATGTCGCCAATGGCAACCTTGCTCTTGAAGGTAGCGATGCCGTTGACGGTAAGCACACCTGTTATCGTTCCTCCTGCAAGAGGGAGATACTTAGCAATGGTCGAGTCCACTTGCGCCTTGGTATAAGCGTCCGTGATGCCATATCCTGCTATTGTAGTAGGCTTTGAGGTCAAGCTAGCGAAGGTATGGGTGTGACCGCTGAGGGAGAATGTGCTTCCCTTTGTCAAAGTCAAGGTGTGACCGTCTATGCTTGCGCTAGTAACGGCGTTCCCTGAGCCACTAAGCGTAACCGTATTGACTCCATCGGTGACTCCATAGCCAGCAAGTGTTGTTGGCTTTCCCGTAATCTCGCTGAATGCGTGGGTGTGTCCCAACTTGCTATAGGTCTTCTCCGCATCGGCAGACTTCAAGTAAGCAGCCAAGGACTGATGAGAAGTAAGGTAAGTTCCCAAGTCAACGGCTGTTCCACCTGTGGCTGCGATGGTCTTAGTGACACCATTAATCTTCACGCTGTGCGTATGTGTCTTGTCACTCTTTCCGCTGATGTCTTGATGGGATGTCAAGAAAGTAGCTCCCTTTGTAAATGTCAGTTTAGTACCACTTTTCGACACACCTGTCACCGCATTGCCACTTCCTGTAACCTCTATGCTTGTCGCACTTCCTCCTTCCAAGGTGTTTATGCGACCTATGGCATCATTGATGCTGCTGTAGAGTGCAGCAACAGAGTAAGCACTAGCAACCTCGCTAAGACTTTCGCTTGTAAGGCTCTTGGCATCATTGTATGATTTCACCGTGCCATTCAATCCACCGCCTCCAGTACTACCGCTAGATGTAGTTCCGACACCATAAGCAGATACACCACCACTAGTATAAAGATTTGCAACTTCGTTGGTCGAGGTGTTCGTTATTTTCAACGCTTTGTTAGTTGCATCATACTCCAACTTTATGTTGCCAATAGTGATGTACTTTCCACTAGGCACAACGATGCTACCGCTTATGTCGGCTGTTCCGTCAAAGCTGTTACCCCAAAGTTTACGTGCGTTGGTCAGCTTGATGGCGGACTTCGCCGAGCCATTCGTGAAGTAGCCTTGCAAGGTTGTTATGTTCGCCTTGTTTGTGGCAATGTTTGTAGCATTTGCACCCTCCGCCTTCTTTGCCCTGTTAGTTTCGTCCGTGATAGACTTGTTGATACCACTAAGTATGCTATCCAATGAATCTGTCTGCGCAATGCCAGCAAGGAAATCCACAACCTCATTCCACTTGTTGATAACACCATCAGCAGTTTCCTCATCGGTAGTCATTAGCTTGTACCAATTGTAAGCAGAATCCCATTGCCCTTGCTTTGATGTCGTAGGGATGGAATAACCCGAAGTCAAGCTTATGGCGAAAGTTCCACTTGTTGTGATTTCCTTTGTCGTACCAAGAGACAATCCAGTTGGCAAAGTTAGCTTAACCGATGTTACCGTTCCCTTGTTTGTGGTGTAGCCGCTATCATTCGTAAGTTGAGAAACCTTGGTGATACGGTCTGTAATATCCACCCACTTGTGCGTGTGTGCGCTAGGAGTGAAAGTAGAAGGCTTTCCTGTGATGTTTGCCCAATCCAAGCTAAGACCACCAAGTTCAGAACTGATGTTGTCGATTCGATTGCTGAGAGCCTTGATGGCATAAGCGTTAGGAATGCTTGCCAAGTCATTGTCTGTATACGTGCCTTTGATGATGTCTGTGTAGCTCTTCACGCTTGCGACCAAGCCACCGCCACCACCATTGTTAGTACCATCGCCGTATGCGCTCATTCCACCTGTGGAATACACATTGCCGTCAATCTTCAAAGCACCATTTACCACACTGAGGGTAATACTACCTAATTTAAGCTTTCCCTCTACCAACAAATCATTGCTTACGCTGAGTGTCGTAAAAGGAGCTTGCGGAGTCAAAGCCACAAGGTCTTTTATGTTAGTGCCATTGCTACCGCTCTTCCATGTAGGCTCAAAGAATGCAAGGTATGCGCCAAGATTCTTCTCGCTGATGATAAATGATGTAGGGTCAGCGTGAACCTTTCCGTCCACGTCCCACCAGATTGCACCATTTGCGAGATAGCCCGAACCGTCAAAGCGAACGAGGGAAGTAGCAGGAGTAAGGCTTCCGCTATTGTAGTCCTTATCCACCATCTGACCACCCCACCAAGTTGCGATGCTCTTCTTTCCTCTGTTCGTGTCTATCGCTCCGTTGATACCACTCTGAACGTTTCCGTCTGCGTCTCTCAAAGCAAGGAGTGTTGTCATTACAAGACCGCCATCAATATCTGTTGTCTGACCGAGTGCGTCCTTGATATACTTGTAGCCTGCAAGGTCGGTAATATTCTGCTTCAAGTCGCCATATATCTTGCTAGTGATATAGGCGTTTGCCAAACCCAATTTGTCATAAAATGCGCTGTATGCTGACTGGAAGTTGGTGAACTTCGTTCCTACGGCTGAAACGATGGTAGCCTTGCCGTTGGTATCAGTCTCATTGTATCTTTTAGATATATCTGAAAGATACTTAACGAGTTCCGTCTTGGCAGTCGTGAGGGTAGCAAAAGCGGTGTTGAGGTCGGTGAGTTCATTGGTGTTCGTCAGCACCTCTGCTTCCTTCACCTCATTGTACGACTTCTGTGCTGCCGCAAAAGCATCTTCAAGTCGCTTGGAATCCTGCGCCATAGCCGCAATCTCAGAAGGCTCTAGATAGCCATCCGTAACATAATTATCGAATGCCTTCTTGTTGCTTGTAACGGTCTTGCCGAGATTCGTAACATTCGTCTGTGCGGTATCTGCCGCCTTCTTCGCCTCTTCCGCTGCCTTCTTTGCTGCGTTCGCTACAGTATCGTCTGTGTACTTCACTTTCTTAGTCCAATCGGCTGCGCTGAATGAAGCATTGCTCTTGGTTGCCACGACAAGCTCGCCCTTGGAATATGCAACACCACCGAGGGTATATGCTGCTTCCAAAATCCAGAGGTCACGTTCCTCATAGGATGCAGGCTTGCTTACATAGATACTGGATTTGCCATCTATCTTGTCGAAAACCTCGGTAGGTACGTCCTGCTTATCCCATTTCGTACCATTCCAGAAGAAAGTCTGGTTGTTGCTTGTGTTATACCACAAGTCGCCCTTGTGCTTCTTCTTGGCATCATCGGTAGTCCAGGATGTACTCGGGTCGGTTGACTGATACCAAGTCTCAGCCTTCTTGTCGAGCTGGTCTTGTATTCCCGTCAAGCTCTCCTCTATGGTCTTGGCGAATGCGTTGAGGTCAGAATCGTTTGCCTTCACCCATTCCGATGATGTAAAGCTGCCAGTAGTTCTACTCTTTATGCACACCATCAAAGTCTTGCCATCGTCTCCACCGCTAGCCCACAGGTCTCCCTCGTCATAAGGAACAGTAGGCTGAGAGGTGAAAACGGTACGCTTTCCATCTGCCGTGTCCTGCGCCTTGCTTGCTGCGGTCATAGCAGTGTTGATGTCGTTATCCTTGATTCTCGCCCATGCCGTACCCGTCCAACGGTATGTGTAGCCATTAGACGTATTGTAGAACAGGTCGCCAGCGTGCTGCGACTTCAATGTATCGGTAGTCCAGTCAGAAGCAGGCTTATTCTGAGTAGTAGGAGCATAGTTGTAGAACCAGGTCTCTACTTTCTCATCAAGCTGCTCCTTGTAGCTAGCCATATCGTTTTTGTACTCTTCCTTGAAGGTATTGAGGGCAGAATCATCGGTGTACTTGGAAGCCTTAGTCCAGTCAGCGATGGCAAATGACGAACCTTTTGCCTTGGCAGTCTGGCAGCGCAGGATTTCATTCTTGTAGATGCTGCCATCTGTAGGATAGGTAGCGTTTACCCAAATGTCGCCCAACTGATAAGGCGGAATAGGCTGGGCACTGAACACCTTCATCTTGCCGTCTGCGGTCTCCTGTGCCTTGCTTGCATCGGAAAGGGCTTTGGCGATGTCGGTATCTGCAATGATAGTCCACTTATAGGTGTTGCCATCCTTGGCAAAGCGGTATGCCTTGCCCGTCTTGTTATCATAATAAAGGTCGCCCAAATGGGTATCTTTTTCCTTGTCTGTCGTCCAACTGCTGGCTGGGGCATTCTTCAAAGTAGGCACTCCCTCGTAGAACCATGTCTCGATAGCCCCATCCACCTGATTCTGCAAGTCGGCAATGACCTGCGAGTTCTTGATGAGATTGTTTACCTGCTCCTCGGTCAAGCCCTTTGCTGAGTTCTCCTTAATATACTGAGACAATTCCTTGCCATCTACTGTAGATTTCGCCGAAAGTTTACCCTTAATAGATACCTGCTTGGTTGCGCTGTCATACTTGATGTAGCTACTACCCTCATAGCCATTCTCCTTAGTAGGTCGGTCGCCCACATACATATCGCCATAAACATTGAAGAACGCCTTGTTGGTCTGTTTGTTTACACCATACTCTACGTATTCTTTGTTGGCAAAAGAGTAGCTATTTATACCGTGGTACAAGCTGACGGATGGCGAATAGGTATCTACCGCCGAGAAGATAAGGCAGTTCTGACGTTCTACATCGGTTCTATTACCGCACTGATTGAGCACATCACCTTTAGCAGGTACATCGCTTGCCGTAGCGCAATCGGTATCGGAGAGGTCGATGTAATGATACTTCTTACCTTCCAACTCCACAGGTTCCTCGTCACGACCGATTACCAATCGCCAGTAAAAGTGATTACCCACCTTATGATAAGTGCCCTTGCGAACGTTGAATGATTCCGAGCGCACTTGGTCGTTAACGGAGAAATCATTATCTACGGCATCACCTTCCTGCTCTGCTAAGAAATAGCAACGATAAGCCTTCTGTGACACATTATTATATGTCACAGTAACCTCTTCCACCTTGTGAGCCACCACGCCACCAGCAGGAGAGATAATCTCCTTGCCACCGATGGTGGAGGTTTTCTTGATTACAAGCTCCTCGAATATAGCCTTCATCCTCACCTCCAGGTAATCTGTGATGAGATGCGAACGACCTTCTGCATCGGGAGTCCATGAACCACCGTTCTCATTGTTGGGGTTACCGACAAGCAATCCACTTAAAAGCTTCTGAATCTTCTCCCAAGTGATTGTGCCCTTTGCTGTGTTATCCTGCAGCCTAGATACAAACTCCATCCTAGAACGTCTAGCAGAATAAACGTTACTATCTGATGCAGGCGTAGAATCATTCAGCCCAATTACATAGACACCACCATTACCGCTTCCTGTGCCGCCTATCTGCATTCCATTCACCTTGATGGAATCAACCTTGTCTTCCAACTTACCCAACCGGCTTGTTGCAGCCTTTTCTCCTACAGTGTACTGAGGGTGGTCGTAAGGGATATCCAAAGGTATCTCCATTCCGATGATACGAGAGTTTCGGTAGTGCTTGCCATCCGCGTCCACCTGCGCAAACATATCATTAATCAGCTTTACCTGCTCACCGAGAGGATGGTAATCGTATGTTCCATCATTGTAGAACTTATCGCCATCCATCGTGCAGGTGAAGTTTGAGTTGCTGATCATGGTCTTCTGATAGTACTGCTTTGCCCTGTCGAACAGAGACAACTGAGCGGTATGGATGAGGTCCGTATCTGTAATTTTGGTTGCGTCCCAGTTGAACAGGAAGAACCTATCACCTTCCTTCGGGCACATGACACTATCGGGAAGTATTCTTCCGTAGGTGTCGTTAGCCACTATCTCGAAAAAGTTCTCCTTGTCGATAATCTTGAAACTAACATCGAACTCCATACCCATGAGAGCACCGCTAGTGAACTTGATACCAAGAGTGAGGTTGCTCTTTATCCAGCTAGCTTCAAAGTTTTCAGCGAAGGAGTCCGTTGAACCGACCTGCCAAAACGTCTGTGTAGTCTTAGTTCCATCATCGTTATCAACAGTGCTATCGTAGGTTTTGATTCTGCTGACCCTGCATTCAACCTTCGGGTATTCGTCCTCAAACATCACGACACCCTCGATAGCCTGCTTGTCGTTCTTCACGACATTCACGTTCTCCAGGTAGCCATCCTTGGCGTAGAAACCATCACTATCTACTTCCTTGTTAGGGAGCATGAGATAATCGGTAGCAATACCATCGGTGGTGACGTCCGCATCGGCACCAGTGAAATATCCCTTCGGAATATTTCTGTCTGAGCCGAATGCGTACAGTCTCGTAATATAAGTTGACTTAGATTCCGAATAGGACATAGACAGAACATTAACATCCTGTTCGAATGTTGTCTGTCCTTCCATTTCGCAATATCCAAGGTATATGATGGAACCATCTATCCACCACTCGCAGTTGAGTGCGTCTTCAGAACAGATGGCGTTGAGAGCATCGAGAATACTGATTGAGCCGTACTCGATCAAGAATCTCTTCTGAACATCGAAAGCCTTGTTGTTGTATGTAGTGTAGTCAACGGAGAAATCCTTGCCATTGTACGTAAGACCTAGTGCCTTTAGGTTGCCGAGTATAACGTTCATGTGTACACCTACCGTTGTGGTGAGGTTGAAGGAGGTCTCGTTGGCTCCGTGCTGAGGGCGATACTTGCAAAGCTTATTCTTCCAAGACATATAATAGGCATCCATCTGCATTTCGTAGTCGTAGCCATCACTATCATTGTGCTTAGGGAAGTATGATGATGTAAGCTCAAAGTAGCCGAAGTCGGGAATCTCCACGGAGTCACCAATCTCGAAATAGATAGGAGTAGCCGTAGTGAACTTCAATATGACGTAATGGTGGTCCATAAGCTGATATGACAGCTTAGAACCCTCGCCGAAGTCCTCTAATGTGAAGAATACCTTGTTATTTCTCTTAATCTGAATCATTAGCTTGTATATTTACTAGTTTCACCTCTGTCACTAGGGTCTGGCTCATTGAGTTTAAGACTGAACTTTGCCATTTCCCGAATGAACTGACTGAATTGAGTGCAGGAGAGATAGATGCACCGATACCATACATTAGGCTGGAATCGGGTGCGGATAACCAACTCTCCCTTAGCAAGAACCTCCTCGCAGAACCTAGCATAGTTCGTCATGAACGTATCTGAGTCCTTGGCGGTCATATTGAACGGCAGCGTTATCTCCCTCTCATCCAATCTAGGATTGTGCTTGATAACTGACTTTCCGTCCTTTGAACGATACTTGTTGCTGATGAACTCCTTGTTTGGTGCAGGGGTCATGAGCGTACTGAGGGCGGTTTCGTCTAAGAAGATGCCCCACGTAAGGTAGGCATCCTTGCCATTGATGTAAAGTTGTCCATTAAGCATAACTATTTAATCATTAAATAACCTCGTAGGCTTCGCTGTGAGCCGCTTTTGCTATTGTTGAGTATAGTTGTAAGGGCTGACAAGCGAAAAGCCTATAGAGGTCAAATATCCTTTAATCTTCTGTTCATATCATCCAGCTTTGTTCCGAAGTCATTATAGGTGAGCTTTGAATACTTCACGATGTCTTCGAGATAGCTGTTTGTCATAATCATCATGTTTCTTATCTCCAATACCGCGCCATTGGTTGAGATTCCGAGTGTAACGATGCTCTCCATCTGGGAGATTGTCGTGGTCATATTCTGAGCGATTGACTCTCCTGCAATCTGTAGGGCAGTGAAGCGACCATTCAGCTCGTCAGCCGTATCTTGCCCCATAGATGCCCATCCTCCGCTTGTTGCGGTCTGTGATGAGGATGAAGAACCAGTGTAGCCAGTCACCTTTGCCCAATCATCACGCCTTTTCAAACCTTCCTGGACTATATCATCGTAACGCTTGTTGAATGCTTCTATGTCTGTTTCGGTAAGCTTGCCATCGTTGTCCTTGATAGCCTGTGCCCAATCATCATAGAGCTTCTTCAAGTCGCCATTGATGAGGTCTCCCATGGAGTAGGAGAGAAGAGCCTTCTGCATCATTTCAGCGAAATCGTCTGCGAAGTCCTGCGCTGACTTGCTCATATCCATAAGGTCTGATATAAAGCTATCCTTCATGCTGTCAAAAGAAATCTGCGTAAGACTTTCTTTCAGCTTGTCGGATAATTCATCCAGTTTGCCCGCTTGGTCTATGTAGTCATTCAGCTTCTCCGTCAGACGCCCACCATAGTTACCCTTGCCAGTGTTCTCGATGTGCTCCCAAATAGCAACGTTACCACGGAGGAGCTTCATTTCATCTGGACTGAGGGAGAAGAGGTCACCATTGAAGTCTGACTTGATGTTCTTCTTGATCCAATCCATCTCGTCACTACCAAAGCCGCTCCAATAGTGATTCCATGAGCCGTGAGAACCGTGATAGCTTGCCTGCGCTTTGGCGATGTCGAGGTAATTCTGATTCGTCTCCTGCTGATTCTTGTAGGCTTGGTCGTAGTACGAGGTTGCCTTTGAGCCATAGGAGTTCTCCATTGCATCAGTCAAATCCTCGATGGATTGCTGCAAGAGGGTGTTTCTGTCCGTCAGTCTTTCGATTGTATCATTGACCTTCTTTGCATTTCCATCTCCACCGAACAGACTATTGAAACCACCGAATGAAAGCGTGTTGAGGATATGAGAAACGTTGTTTCCGATACTCTTCAATGGCTTCATAACGATGTCACCCGATAAAGCATCATCGAGGATGCCCGTTACTGCGCCAAAGACCGTGTCCATGAGGTTACTGATGAGTGTTCCGAAGCCATCTTTCAGTATATCGAGGATGCCGAGTATTGCGGAGATTATTTCACCTGCCATACCGCTATCCCCTAAAGCTTCCGTCAGAACCTTGGCTGCGTTGCTGTCTTTACCGAGCAACCCTTGGATGCCCTTTGCAAGCGTGTTAGCAACGTCCCTCTGCATAGTACCCCCGAAAAGCTTGTCAAGCCCTAGAATAGAGTTTCCTATGCCTTTGAGTGACCCCGACGTTAGACCCTGCAAACCATTTTCAAGCTGCTGGAACTGAGAAACTGCCTTCTGTGCAGATGTCTGCAAGTCTGATGATGCCTTCTGAACAGAGGAACCGAACTCCAAAACGTTGTTAGATGCGGTAGCGAGTACGCCCTGCGCTCTAGAGAGGTTGCTTTCAGCCTTACTGATGCTATCCTTGTTACCGCCCTTCTTAGCCTTAGTGAGGTCTTCCTGCGCCTTGGTAACGGCTTTCGTGGCTTCTGCCTCACGCTCCTGTGCATCAATATAGCCCTGCATGGCTGACTGATAGGCGTTGATGTCGTCCGAAACCTTCTTGAAGATGTCACTATCCCATACGGTGGCAGAGCCTTGTAGCTTGGAGATAAGTTCCTGTATGGTCTTCTGTTCGTTAACATCGGTTGTGCTCTTGGACAGCTCCTGCAACTTCTTTATTGTTGGTTCCAGTTGGTCCTTGAACATAGCTCCGAAGTCTCCGAAGATACTTCCCCAATCGATGTTCTGTCTGATAGCGTTTATCTCGATGGTTTGGAGGTCCTTCTTTCTCTGCTGCTGAAGAGAGAGCTTTTCACCCTGTGTCTGAGCCTTGGCAATCTTCTCTTCGTACTCCTCGGCAATGGCTTGCTTCTGCTGATAGAGAGAACCATACTCCTTCAAGTAGTCACGCATAGAGGAGAGGGCTTCCCTGTTGACCTCATCAAGCTTCTTGTTGTACTCTTGGGTAGCGAGGTCTCTAGCTTTATTGAGGGCATCGGACTGAGCAGAGGTAAGGGTTACTTTCTTGCCAGCTTCCTTGTTTTTCTTGATGAACTCTGCTTCCTGCTTATCAATCTCGGCTTTGCGCTTGGCATAGTCGTTCTTGATTTGAGCAAGCTTCTTCTCCGTGCCTTCCTGCATCTGAGATATATCGGTGTCGATATTTTTCTGCTGCAAAGCCTTCAAGCGGTTGTTCAACTCCTCCTGGACTTTGATAGCTTTGTTTCCTTCCTTGATGCGAGTCTTACGTGCCGTTGCTGCTGCCTTCGCTACCTTCCCACTTACATCACCACCTAGCTTAGAGTAGGCATCCTTGGCTGCTTTCAAGTTTTGGGTGGCGGTTTCGTACTGAGTGGCGGTGTATTTGCTCTTATTTCTCTCCATAGCAGCAACCTTCTTCTTGGCTGCGTTGTATTCACGCTGCGCCTTGTTGTAAGCTTGCTGATAGGTTTCCGTAGAACCAGTGTTAGCCAACGCTTGTGCTCTTTTTTTGGCTTGGTTGAGGGATTGTTTGGCGGTGTTCCATTGAGCCCTAAAAATCAAAGGTATTGTCGTTGCGCCAGTGACCGCCCAATTCCTCTTCATCGCTAAAAGGTTGTTCAGAACCTTTGTTTTCTCAGACTCCTGCATGCGTAGATTCAGATCAGCAGGATTCTTCTTGATGTCTTCTCGAAGACCTGCTATCTCTTTCTGAGCCTTATTGATGAACGCATCCAATCTACTCTCGCCTGTGGCGTAGTTGATGGTTTCGTTGGCAGCTTGCCAATCGTTAGCCAGATTGATTGCTTCATCATAGAAGTCAAAGATTTCTTGACGTACACTTTCGTTCTCCTGTGCTTCTTGCAAGCGGACTTCGATAGGCTTTGCATTCTCGGCTGCTTGGTCTCGAAGTTGGATGATGTTGGAAAGCTTTTCTTCTGCTTGGTCAAGGTCTTCTTTGGCTTGGTTTATCTGTGATGAGATAGCGATGCTACCTTGACCGCCATTGGCTGCGTCTGCTCTGAGTTGCATTTGAAGTTCCTCGACCTTCTTTCGATACTTCTCAACTTCCTCAACAGCCTTATCGTACTTCAACTCATCCATGCTCTCGGCAACTTCCTTCTGCGTCTTAGCAAAGTCGGCAGATGCTAGTTGAGCTTGTGAGTATTGCTCCGTTAACTGAGGTGCGAGGTTGGAGAGTTTTTGGTAAGCTTCTGCCTTCTCGTATTCTGTAGCTGTCTCAGACTGAATTGTTCTGATAAGGCTTTCGATATTTTGCTGACGTTCCTTGACCTTGTTGTCAAACTCATCCCATGCTTCATTGGATTTCCTTACTGCCGTTTCATGTGCTGTTTCTGCGGTAGCAAGCTTATATACGGCATAGGTTACTGCTGCGATGGTGGCAGCTATCAAAAAAAGAGGACTAGAGAACATAGAAGCATTCCATGCCCTCTGTGCCTTCTCGCATAAGAGAGTAACCTGTGCCCATATTCCTTTGGTTGCGGTATCGCGAGCTGTCGCTGCGGTATTCAAGCCTTGGGATGCGGTATTGGCATTGGTTGCAGCCGTTGCAGCTTTCTCTCTTGCTGCTTTAAGTTGGTTTGCTATATTGTTTCTTTCGTTTGCTGCCGTATTGAGGTTTGTTGCTGCCGTATCTCTGACTTCTGCTGATACATAATCGTCAAGGGCATCATAAGCATCTTGGAGTGATTGCACTTCGTTATCTTGTAGCGCAAGCTTATTCTCCAATACGTGAACCTCGTCTTGCATAACCTTTGCCTTGGTTTGCAATTCGGCAACGTAAGCCGCAACCTCTTCACGCTTGGATGCTACCAATTCCGCCTGCGCTGCTGATAACTGACCTTTGGCTACTGCTTCTTCAAGGTCTGTCTTCTTTGCTTCTTCCTTCATAGGGAGCAAAGATTCAAGAGCTGACAACTCGGCTGCATATCCTGCATTTGTTGTTGCTGTGTCAAAGGCTGCTATACTAACTGCCATTGCCTTATAAAGACCGATAGCAGATGCGGCTGCAAGGATAACCTCACCTATCTCCTTCCAATGGTCAATAACCGTAGATGTGATATCCAAAGCATCATTCATCAAGCCTTCTGTCTGAGTGCCAAGGTCATTGATAGCCATTTCGATAGTATCTTTAATATTGCTTACCTGACCAGTAATAGAGTGAGATTGCTTTTCCATCAATCCACCGAACTTGCCGCCTTCATTGGTAAGGCTTTCGATAGCCTTCTTGACTTCGGGGAAACCAACCTTACCTGCTGTCACCAATTCCGAAACCTTATCCTTGGTAACTCCGAACTGCTTGGCAAGCTCCTCTGTCAAAGGAATGCCGCGCCCCGTGAATTGCATTAAGTCTCTTGTGAACAATCGACCTTGCACCATCGTGGTACCATAAAGCCAAGTGAGGTCCTGAAGGTTCAATCCTAAACCTGCAGATACATCACCGAGCCTTCTCATGGTTTCGGTAATCTCGTTGGCTGCAAATCCGTATGCGAGCAACTGCTTTGCGCCATTTACCACGCCCTTCATATCGAAAGGTGTAGTAGCAGCAAGGTCGGCGAGGTCTGAAATCATTCCCTTTGCCTTCTGCCCACTGCCGAGCATGGTTTCAAAGGCAATCTCATACTTCTGAAATTCTCCTCGGACAGTACCCAGTGTGCTGATGATTTCCTTTGCCGTAAATCCTGCAAAAGCCACCGATGCAGCAGACTTGATGCGATTGAAAACATTCTCAATGCTCTGACCCTGCTGCTCGACCACTCTTGCTGTCTGTGCCACACCATCCTGCACCCCCTTAAAGGCTCTCAGTACAGCTGAATTATCTCCTGTTATGTCAAACTTTAAACCTGCCATTTTTTTATTCTGTCAATTACGTAAAGGTGCACCTCCTCAGCCAAACCTTTATTCTTTACTTTTTGTGTTGGAGGTTAAATTGGATTTTCTTCGCTCTGTCTGATCAGCTCCATGATGTCCTCTTTGTTATCTCCGCTGAAGACCTTTTCTGTTGCTGATGGAATGTGAGCCTTCTTTCTTTCCTCATCGGATAGATAGATGGAAGTTATCTTATCCTTCATCATAAGCGTGAGGTTGTTGTATGAGATTTCCCACAGAACATAGTCAAGGGTCCACTTGTATCTCTCGCAAGCTGCGTCAATGAGAGAGCCCCAAATGGTTCTGCCACCAAAGATATACTGATTACTGGAGTCTTTGGCTTTGTTTATCTTCTCCATACGCTCCGCTTCCTTGTCTATCCCACATTCCGTGATGATGTCGTGAAGCTTGTTGTCTGAGAGTATGGTGATGAGAAGAGTAGCTATATCATCGTTATCACAGAACTTGAAGATGATGTTTTCCCTTGCCTTCAATATGCGTGAACTGAGCATATCGGATTTCTTCTGAAGGGTGTGGTAGGCTATTAGCTTACAACAGAGACTTCGTTTCTCACCTACTACACGGAGTGCTTCGATAAGCGGATTCAGCTTTAGGTTATCATCTTTGATGCCTAGCAGCTTAATCAGTGGAGCTGTCAAATACATCTTGCCTAAAGTCTGAGGGTAGATGAACATGTGCCTTCTACCTACCTGTATGCCTAGTGGTGTATCTGTTAACACCATGGCTATCTTTGTGCCAATTTCGATGTCATTCTTCATAAGCTAATAATATTTGTTAGCACCCAAGGCAGGACTCGAACCTGCGTCTTTCAACCAGCTTTTTTAAAGACCAACTGGATTTTATGTGACGGACTTTGGTCTCGCTCTAACCAACTGAGCTACTTGGGTAGGTTGCCGACTGATAACCCTCAATCGGCTGAAGGGTGAGAAGAAATCAACATATTGCCTTAAACGTCACCTTCGACCTGTCCGTTTGTTGGAACGGTTACTTCCGTTTCTGTGTCTGTAGCACCTGCAGGATGCTTGAATGTAAGAACGTATTCGTCTGTCTTTCCCTTAGCCTTCTTGGCTGTGATGATGCGCCAACGGAACTGACAATATACGGTCTCACCCTTCTTGTTGGTGGTCTTTGCTACTTCGTCACCCTCTGGCACAAGAGCCTTGTGGGTGTACTGCATCAAAGCACCATCCGCTGAAGAATATGACTCCTCCACGCTTACGGTTGACTTGCCGATATAGCAGCCAGGGTTCTCTGCATCTTCCGGCTGAACAGCGATAGCGTAGTTTCCTTCGATAAGTCCATCAATGGTATGGAAAGGCTGAGGTAAGCCCTTCTTGATGAACTCTTGATAAACGAGTTCGTAGGTGGACTTAGCTGTCTTGGAATCGACAATACCGCCACCTTCCTCCTTAGCTTCTGTTGTATCACCCTTGGTAGGGTTCAACTGAGTAGTGTCCTCCTTTGGAGTATCAAGCTTCTTCCAGTTGTTGGTTGCAGCACTAAGGTCACGAACATAGATGGATGGTTTTCCCCATGTTATTACTGACATAATCTTAATCGTTTATAGTTTGATACAATAATTTGTTATTAATGATGTGCTCTCTTGTGCCCTCGCAAGCTATTACCCTCTGTTCACTCATAGACAAGCGGAAATCCGATCCATGAACTGCTTCGAAGGTAGAGAAAGAGAGTTGACATAACTCACGGAGCCTTGCCGTGTTCTCTTCCTTTTGGATATTGCCTTTCTTTGTGATAGCTTGGTCTTGAACGTAGATGTTTACATTCACGAAAGCTTCTTGTATCTGCGAAGTTCTGTTTGCTAGAATGGAGATGCAAATATCTTCCTTGCCAGTTGCACCTATGCCATAGAATGGTCTTCCTCGCTTGCAAAGACTACCAGTTACAGCATTCTTTAATTTCGAAGAAGAGATAATGTTGTACACATCATCCTTGATGTCAATATCCGATTTCATAGCCTTATCTGATTGATTCTACTTACAGCTTTATCCACAGCGAGCTTTAGTTTACCATCAACGACAGAACGAGCCCATAACTCTGTGGATGCAAGCACATCTTTATTTTCTTTAGCTTCTACAAAGTCTGCATAGTTCATAGCCGCGACTACTACCAATGCGTAAACCTGTGAGTATTCCTTGGCTAGGTCAGCTATCATTTGTCTTCCTTCTTGTGAACCATTAGAACCATTACCTATGGAAGCAAAGGCTGATTCTACTTGTTTCCTTCCGTAGTCAAAGATGGCATAACCGATGGAGCTTCGTAGGTTTCCTGTATGGTCTATCCAACTTTCCTCTGCCGAGCGGTCTCTTATCCTTGCATTACATTCTTCTCCTAGCTTGGCATAAGCAGTGAGGATTTCTTGCTTTATTATCGCCATAGCGGACTGAAAAAAGTTATTGAGCGCAGACTGAGAGGTTGAGAGTTTTATACCCATATTTTACATTGCAGTTGATAACGATGAAAGCCGAGTACAACAAATTCCTTCACTTCGTTTCCGAAGAGCTTTACACGGATTTTGTCTCCATACTCGAAATCGCGGCATGCTCTAGGAAGGTTGTAGATGGTGTAGGAATAGTTCTTTGCAGAACCATCGGGGATAGTGATAACGTTTGCCTTGCCAGCAGGAACAATATCACACTTACAATAGTTCTCCACCCATTCTTCTGAGCCTTGAACATAGTCTCCGTTATCGTCTTCATACCCATCAGTTACGTGTAGGTAATCTAGGGTATGGGCAGCGAAATCCAATACAGCCATATCTTAACCTCCTATATAAACCATCGGTTGACCCAGTGCAGGTGATTCACCGATGGTTTTGTATAAAGCATTTATTCGTACTAGCAGCCTTTCCTTATCCTTGTCAGATAGTGTTCCAATGCTCTTGTCTGACTCGGATAAGCTTACAGCTTGTATGAGAGAGTACAGACAATCAGCAAGCGCACCTTTCCATTCCTTGGACTGGGCGACCTCGAATGTATATTCATCATCACCATTAAGCTGACGTTCTATCATCTTATTCTCCACGAATCCTAAAGAGATAGGGTAGTGGATTTCATCAATCAATGCTTGCTTTATTGTCTTCATATCAATTCAAATTAAACCTCTGGAGTGAGTTTAGAGAGAACTTCGGCTTCCTCCTCATCGCTGAGCGAGTTGAGAGCCTTAATCAGAGTCTCATCGGTTGAGTTAGCCTTCACATTGGCACCAGCAGCCTTCAAAGCAGCGATGAGGTCAGCCTTCTTGTACTTCTTACCCTTGTAAGTTGTATACTGGTCGGTAGTATCTGTAGCCTCGGCTTCCGTATCAACCTCCTCAGACTTGGTAGTGAGCATATAAATCTGATCTACGTCCTCGATTACTGGCAAGCAGATAGCCTGTCCTGCGGTAACCTCCTGCAAAGATGGCTCATTCTTGGAGTACTTAGAGATAAGCTTGTAGCTGTCAACGTTGGAATACTGAACACCTGGTACTCGGTTGGTGTCCTCTGCGAGGGTACCCCAAACGAAAGAGCCTACGTTGGTATTACAGATGAAGATAATGTTATCCTCATTCCATGGTTTGAGAGAGTGTCGCTTTCCGTTCTTCTCGATAATCACGGTTCGGTTGATAACCTTGATTGCTGCACCGAACTCATCCTCGAATGCTTCCGAGAAAGCTGACTCCGATGGCGTCTTGAGCTTGGTATTTTCGGTATAAGTCTTACCCTCATAGTCGGCAACAAGCTCTTTTGCCCATTGCTCCTTGCGGATTTTCTTAATCTGCGTCTTAGCGAGCATAACCTGTATGATGGTATTGTTGTCGGCATTTGCCTTATCGAAGATTTTCTCGAAATCATCACGGGTTGTAACACCATTGGTTTCTGTTTTGAAGCAGTTTGCCTTAAAATATCCATAGTCAACACGGATAGCCTTACCCGTATTGTCTGCATCTTCAACGGCAATAATACCATTAGAGAGACCTGCCAAGAAGTTCATTTCGTTACGCTCTTCGAGACCGACAGAGCAAGCGACACCATCATTCATGAGCTTGTTGATGATACGAGCCTTTGCAGTTTTAGCTGCCTGTTGTGTTGATGTAGCCTGCTCAACCAAGCCTTGCGCCTGGAATGAATTGGCTCTCGCTACAATGTTCTCATACTGAGCCTTCATGATGTTGATGTTGTTGATATCAGACTCGAAAAGAATCTTCTTCATCGCAATCTTTGGCAACTTACCATTAGAGGTTGCGATTTGACCACGCTTCTTCAAAGGAATGTCTGAATCCATCTCAACGATGTCGGCAGCTACGTATGTGGTCTTAGCTGATGAACCTTCCCACTTCTGATCGGCAGAATACACATCGGTAAGCATCTCCTTGTAGAGGTAGGTGCGCTCCTTCGGATTCTCCTTCTCCTTAACATATAAGCTAAGTTTAGGGAAGATAGCTCGGATAAACTGAATAAAAAGTGATTCGTTCATATAAACAATCTTTTAAGTTAAAAACTAGAGCACAACTTAGTCATGCTCAAAAATAAGACTTGGGAGGGCGGTCTTGATGGCGGTTCTCTGAGTATCGTCCTTGAACTGATAAGGCATTGCCACATCATTCACGCGACCATTATCCATAATGGCAACCGCTTCACCCTTCATGCGTGAGCGAACGACAACACCAGCAAATTCTGCTTCGCTAGCCTTGTCTTTGTACTTGCCGTCTTCGGTTTCAAGTGGAGAATACTCATAAACATCATCAACCTTCTTGCGGACAATGATGTGACCTGCCTGAATAACCTCATCCTTGAAGTTGGCGTAGTCGAGTGCTCTACCGCCTGTGATACCACCGAGATACTGACGGATAACCACAGCGTCCTTACCCATGTCGTAGCCTTTGGTTTTTGGCTTGTAGTCTTCTGCTACCATAATCTTATAATTTATAAGTGAAACAATAGATGATTACATCTTAGCCAGCTCCTTGACTTCATCATCAGACATTAACTTATCTTCCTTATTTGGTTGAGGTTTGGTATCGGGAGCAGGGATTCGTCCAAGCTTTTCAAGACCCTTTTCAAGTCTTTCCTTGTTCTCTTCCTCAATATCTTCCTTCAACTCATCGAGGTAGTCCTCAAACTCCTCTTCATTCTCAAACTTCATGTGAGAGAAAGATTTAAGTCGACGCTCTCCGAACTTACCTGTGTCCTTCAGCAGTTCCCTTACCTTTGCGGTACGGCTGCTGGTGGTATTGCCCGACTTCAATGCAGTTACATCGCCTTGAAGTGTAGCAACAGCCTTCGTAAGTTCCTTGATTGCGTTGAGGGTAGCGGAGTCTTGATCATCATCGCTATCCTTCTTGCCCTTCTTGCCCTTCTGTGACGGACTTCTACGTGCTGGCACGTCATCATCGTCTGGTTCATCATCTGGAACATCATCATCGTCTGGTGCGGGATGAGCGTTTTTGTACTCTGAGACTTGGCGGTCTGCTGCGGACTGAGTTAACTGGAGTAACGGCAAGACATCATCAATTGCGTCACTAATACCTTCACTAACTTCTTCGTCAGTAGCATCATCTTTGAGTTGAAGTTTGTTGGCAACATTGGCAGCAACACCCTTTAACTCCTTACGACTGAACCCCAATGCCTTAATGTCTCGATTGGTTTTCAGTGCTTCAAGAACTTTTCTATAATACTTGTTCATTGCTTGTTGAGTTATATTTAACAAAAAAAATGGTCTGCGAGCGAAATGCAGGCAGACCAAACGTAGAACTCGGTGTAAGAGCAATGTTACGAAAAGTTCTGTCACGTGCATCTTCACACGCTTTTATGGGTGCAAATATACGAAATATTATTTAAACAACAAATAGTTTTGGCAAAAAAGTGAGAAATTATTTTCATTTCAATAAACAAGGGAGAACTTCACAGCCCTCCCTTGGTAGATAAGATGCAACAAAAATGCACTTAAACGTGCAAAATATCTTCTGTATTCAAGTTAGATTCTTTTGGTATAATTATAGGTTTGATGTATTTTATCAGCTTAGAACTTATAATTTTCCTCTATCGTGGTAAGAGTAATACTGATCTGACTTGCTACTGATGATAACGTGGTCCATAAAAAACAATCTCATTATTTCACAAGCCTTCTGTATCTTATATGTTATCGCATCGTCGGCTTTTGATGGAAAGCAGTTAGAGCTAGGGTGATTGTGAACCAATGCTATTATTACGGCATTGCAGGAGATAGCTTCTTTGCATACAATTCTTACGTCTATAGGTGTTTCTGTTATTCCACCTTGCGACAATCGAACCATTTTGATTAACTTGAAGTGGTTATCCATACAGAACAGATAAGATTCTTCTATTTCTAAATCCTTGACGTATGGTAAAATATAGTTGTAGATGTCGATGGAACTACCCAAATCTGTAAGTTCTTGCGACTTCTCCTTCATAAGTCTTCTACCAAGTTCGAATGCAGCGAGTATAGCGGTAGCCTTCTTTTCACCTATTCCTTTGATAGATGTAAGCTCCTGCAGTGTTCTCTTGCTTGCCTTTCTGAGGGAATGACTACCATCAAAGATTTTTCTTATTGGTTCATTACCCTGTAGCATAGGGTCTATACCGATAATTGAAGCAATAAGGTTCTCGTTACTCAGATATTCTACCCCATATTCCTTTGCGTATGATGTGATAGAATCGTACTTGATAGTTCTTGCATTATCCTTCATAAGATACCTCCTCTATGTCTTTTGAATAATTGAACACAACATCAAAACTGAATCCCAATTCAGTAATGAGGTAGAAATGAATATCCTCCCAGTTCCAACTTGAAGGAATGCCTTTTATCTTTTTAGAGTTTTCGGCATCCATTGCTATAATAACGTTCTCTTCCATTGCTCTATCTTATTCTTAAAAGTTCATAACTTTCGTTTCATACACTATGAATCCTATCTGATCCACCACAATCAGTTTCAGATGATTTCCTCCTGGTCCATTTATATCACCATCATTCAATCCGATTTCCTCTAACGTTTCCTTGATGGCAGTTTGGTAATCTCCTATACCTTGAATTAATAAGCATAGGTCTGGTCTTTCATCAAGAAACTGGTGGAAACCATACAGGCTATATGAGCCTTTTTTGATGAGTGAGAAGAAATCTTTCCATTCATCACCACTAACCTGCGTGGTTACGGATTTAAGCTCTTCTATTGTTGTGCAATTGCTTTCCATACGATTTCATTTAGCGTGATACGATGAAGTCTTTATCTGTAAAAGTCTGATCCTTATATTTTTCGAACAACTCTCGGTCGCTGATGCAATCATTAGCATATGCTAACTCTCTGAATGAAAGTTTGTACCCAAACTTATCTTTCAACATTTCGATTTTGAGTTCTTCTTTCTGAAGTTCAGATAATTCATATACTGTCATATTCATTTCCTCCTATTAAACATTTCCATGACTCTCGAATTGTGAAGCAACCTCTTGCAAGATTTCATGTTCCTTCCAATCTGGATATAGAATGCAGGTGTCTAGAACAACGTTTCTGAACATATCGCAGTATTCCTGCGGAAACTTCTTTTTCAGTTCACCATACAAGACTGGGAAGAATACAAAGCTGTTAAACAACTCAGTTCCCTTATTTACTCTTTCCTCTACCATTTTATAGGTGAGGTCTTTTAATTCTTGCTTATTCATATCTACCTTCATTATTAACGTTCAACAATTCGAATGCAATTCCTTTTTCGGTTTTCTTAGCCATCCATTTAGCTGTAACCACGCCGCCACTCCATGCTTTTATGAGAGGGAGAACCTTACACTCCCCTACATTTATAATCTGTGTAATATACTCGCAAGCACCTTCAAAAGTGTCGAATGCGTGAAGTAATACCGTATATCTATCTGATTCTGTGTAAACGTTCATTGCTCTTATCTCCTATAATTAAAATCTACTTTTCCACTTACGGCAACCAGAATATCTATCTGGTTTTCCGTTACATTTACTCTTGCATTGAGTTAGAACATATATAAACCTTTCCGTTTACACAATCAAGGCAATTTACCTGTTGGTCAATTGTTATCATATTCGTATCTCCTATACTTTAAACCAATTCATAGCTTTCTGTATTCTCGTTGTATGCTACGACTCCTTTCTGCTGTAAATTACAAAGTGCAGTGTTGAAGTTGTAGATACTAAACTCTGCATCTGTGGCTTCAATCAAGCATCCTTCTTGGTAGCCGAACTTGACCTTTTTCAAAGCCTTTGTAATTCGCTTCTCTAACGCTTCTACTGTGTAAACTTTAACCTTTTTCATTGCTCTATATTTTAATTACTCATCAATATATTTTTTCGCTTCTTTCTTGGTGTTGAATGTTTTATGCCCAACACCATAGTATTGTTTTGGGATACCTTTCTCCTTATATGTGATTATGCCGTAGCCTCCATACACCTCATGAGCTTTTACTTCTCTATCTATTTCTGGATTTGTAGATGGTTTTGCATAGAGTTCACGAAATTTTGCGCCAGTATAGTAGATTTCAACTTCAAGGTTTGTATTAATGACTTTTCCTGCAACTTTTGAAGAATTTGATGTTTCGTAAACGTAAGTGGTAACATCTGCACCATTTTTAATTCCGTGTTTACTCTTTTCACGTTTCAAAACATCATTGTATTCTTCCATTGTCTCACATTGTATATAACGTGTTTCGTTATAATCTGACGTTTCCATTCCAATTAGTTTCATTGCTCTTATCTCCTATCTTTTAAATTGTTATTTTATTTTTGATAGTGCAAAGGTAGTCATTTTTTTGCAAATGACCAAACGTTTTGAGCATAAAGTACTTTTTACTAACTTTGTTTAACTTATTGACACTTAGATACTTATGTCAAACTATTAATTTTGTGTATGTAAGTCTATTTCTTAAAAATGGTATAAGTAAAATGAACCGCTTAGAAAGGCTTATATTGAAGTGTATAGTCTTTTTCTGAATTACTTTATATTAAATAAAAAAATGCACTCTAACCTCACGGTCGGAGTGCACTAAGAGCAATGAAACGTTAAAAGAAACGTTTCGGCTGCAAAGTTACAAAACTTTTCTGTATCTTGCAAATTTATACTATACTATTTAACAATTGCAAATCATTGTCTCTATCGAAGTCGTATGGATAGAAGGTGTTGGCAAGGGCATCCATCTTGTCGGGAGAGCGTTTCAGACGCTTCTTGATTTCGTCTTTTGGTTCCATGATGATTGAACCATCTGACTGAAACAGCCAATGCACTTCACACAATTCTTGATCCAACTCATCATCGGGTGGGAGTGCTGCAAAGAATCCATTCTTTGGGTTGAGCCAGTCACGTATGCACCAAAACAAATAAGCCCTCATGTTAGCGAAAGAGTAGCAGCCTGTCACATCGTACTTATTTCTCACGCCTTCCGAGAACTTGCAAGAGAATGCCGTTAAGTACTTTTGTTCTATGAGTCTTGAATATACTCCAGCACCTTCTCCTATGGTATCAATGAAGGCTTTATTCTTTGAACTCAAACTTAGGTAGTGTGCGACTTGACCTGCGACTGCCATGTGGTCCGCATGACCACCCGAATTATGACACTTGATTTCTGAAACATAGTTTCCTTGTCGTGGAACATAGCAAGACCTATCGCGCCCCATACCTGCGACATCGACACCTAGGCGTATTGGCTTATGGGTGATAAAGCCACTATCTTTAAGTTCCTTCCATCTTCTATGGGCAATCTCGCACCATTCGTATGGAATGAGGGTATCTTCGGACACCTTCGGAAACATACCGAGAACCTTAACACGAAAAAGGTCATTTGGAGTGTAATATCCACCTTCCCACACAAAATCACCACGACCTTCATCAAACTCAGACTTTCTGATCTTCTGTGCCCATGCTGAGACCTTGTCGGCTACCCATTCATAATCAACTTGTCCAGGGATAATGTTTTTCTTGCTTACTACGTTCTCTGCGTTGAGGGATGATAATCTAAACTTCTTGAATCGGGGAGACTTCATGGAGTTGGCTGCATACCCTGTAGTAACGTTTGGGTTGAATACCAATAGCAATCGAGAGTTACCTTGCAGGTTACCCTCGATTGCATTGTAGATGGTGTCCGAGATACCGGATGCTTCAGTTACGATGAACATGGTGTTTACAGCATGGAATCCCGACCAAGCCTCTGTGTTGTCGGCTGAAGATTTGAAACCTGTCAGATACCATTCCTCATAATCAGTTCTGATGCCATCCGACAGCAAACGACCAGGCAGGAAGCCTGCCTTTTTGTATAGACGTGCCACTTCTGGTATCATGATGTTTGTTACCTGTCTTCCTGTCGGTGCTGTAAGGGCAATCTTGGTGTTCTTTTCCAAACTGCCATCCTTGCCGAAGCGAGGAGTGAGGTACAGAAAACATAAAGCGGCTACGGCAGCGATGAAGTCCTTACCCCTTGCAGTTCCACTGGCTACCGTTGTCATTTTGTTCTTCTGAACAGAACGCAATATAGCCTTTTGCTCTTCGTCAAGGCGAGCCTTCAAGACTTCCTTGGCGAAGAGACACCAATCATTGCGCCATGCAATCATTTTTTTTATTGCTTTCTGTTCTGACATATTTCTACTATTTTAGAAGTCCCATTTGTTACGGTACTTTATATCTCCATTAACTGGATTTTTAAGCGCTCTTAACGCCTTGTCTAATACTTTACTAAACACTTTAGGGTCGATGTCTTCGCCTCTAAACAAATACGGGTCGACTGTTCCCTTGCCATATTCGACGATTCCATACTTATCTACCATAATCATATTTTTTGCAAAATTATTTCTATAGGATACTATACGAAGTCCTGTTCCATCGAAACCGCCAATCCCATACTCATCAACCTCATTTCCCTTGGTTTTATTCAAAGTATTCCCAAGAACGTGTGACACAGCGTTACGCAATCTAGACTTATCCTTTGTTGAGAGATAAAAGTACTGATCTATTTTTTCAATAGCTCCGTTTTTAAAGTTTGCTTCAACATCTCTTCCACCGAGTTTGAAGCCATAAGATTTGGTGCCACTGAAGCTTTCTAGCTTATTACCCCCTATAGAACTCATGCTCATGGTTCTCGACTGCGCCAAATTTGCTGCCGACTGACTTCTAGTTCCACTACTTCTTTTTCCCATAATCAAACATTTTAATGATAAACTATAATAATCTATTTTAAGAGATTCGGAAAATCCTGCATGTTATCAAGCATATCTTCTACAGAGAAGTTTTTTACTTGAGTATCATACAAGGTCTTTTTCAGCTCTTGGTATTTTGCTTTTGCATCAACATCAAGCATACCAATAGTATCTTTCATCTTTTCAAAAGCTTTCAACTTATTCTTGATGATGATGATTGGTGTAATATAAACGGCATTGTTTTCCTTACACCACTGCTCAATCACGTTACCACCTCCATAAACGATAAATCTGAATCTGTTGCCATTTGCTACGAACTTGGCAATCTCGTATTCAAATTGCAGTTCATTTAGTCGGTCTGTGCAACCTCTTGTGGCGAATGATGAGTAACCTTTAGGGATGCCCATCAAATTCAGCTTATAGAACTTAGGAGCCACATTTAAGTCAACGAATACACCAATCCCCTTTTCCTGCATAGCTCTTGCAAAAAAGCGTTTCTTGTAGATAGCCTGCATACCAAAAGCTATTGGAGTATCATTTGATAAACTGAAGTTTGGCTCAATAATACTGCCAGGGTTGTACTTCAAAATCTTCTCTGGCTTCTCATAGATTGACCGGAATCTATAATCATCAGTATAGAAGTGGAGTGTTCCCCTGCCATTCATATTAGTTGTTCTTGCCTGCTCTCCAAAGCAATAGAATGGAATTTCTATGTACTGAGGTTGCACATCAGACAACAAACATGGTATCTCCAACGGATTGTCCGTTGGAAACAAGCAGTCTGGTATATACAATTCTCCGTTTTCCATAATTATCCTTCTTCATCATCTGGAAGCTCCTTCATTAACTTCTCGAATGGATTTTCTACTAATCTGTTATCTACTTGCTCGACATAGCCACGCTTCTTGCCCTTAGTTTTCAGAAGGAAGATGATTGCAGTTAGGTTGCCTTCGTTAACCTTTTCAACCAACTTGCTTTCAGTAAAGTCAAGGATGCCTTCATCTATATCATCCAACATCTTGGCTAACTTCTCATCCTCTTTTCGCCAGTTATATAAGGCTTGGCGTGTAATGCCCAAAGCTACTGCCGTAGCAGCCATATTGCCGCCCTTCTTTTCGTAAGCAGCGGCAATCTTTTTTAATTCTGTTCTTCTTACCTTTGCCATAATCAACCTTTCTAACTTGCAGATGCTATGACTGCTTTCAAAGCATCTATGTAAGACATATTTTCTGTTAGCAACAGACATTTTGCAAAATGGTCTGTAGGACCTAAACCTGGAAACAGGTTGCAATCTATTACAAACGGAATACCTGTTGAAGATATTCTAAAATCTATTCTGAGATAATGTTGAATACCCAACACCTTGCACACTTTTTGTGCAGTTTCTTTTATCACTTCAAGATTACAAGCACTGCATACCTCTTCCTCCTGCATCTTAGCTTCGTGAGTGAGTATATTATATGGTGTTGTCAATTCTACAAAAATAGGATATACGTCTATATCTCCTGTTTTCTGATTGACAACGCAAGCAGCAGTGCATTCCTTTCCTGCAATAAAGTCTTCGATGATAGCAATATCACCCAAACGTTCTATCTCATCAACTTTCTTTCTTACCTCTTGGGTACTCTTGCAGACCGAAAGGTTGTCAACCATATTAGAGTCTTCACCCATTAATGGCTTCACGAAATACATATTTTCTTCCCTTAAATCATACTTGCTATATGATTTCGGAAACGAGATGCCGTGTCTGTAAAGTTCTTCTTTGAGAACTTCTTTATTTTTTGTCAAGACGATCGTTCTATCACTTTCTGACGTATTCTTTGCTTCAAGTTCGCCTATCTTTTCTAGGATAATTCTATTTCTCGTCTGTGTAATAACGATGTCCCTATCACTTATCTTTAAGTCATTAAGTGAATCCTCATCTTGCACACTAACAAATGTAACATTGTTTGCTCCTAGTGCTTCTTTGATGAAGTTTTGATTGCGTTGTGTCACATACGAGTCCTTATCGCTCGCTGTCATTATTATCCAAATCATTTTCTTTTTCTCCTTCCTTTATTTCGATTAAACGTTCACTCGCTAACTCTAACAATTTGGCAAATGAGATACTTGGGGATTTTATGCCAAACTCCTTACCTATCTCTTTTTGGATTTTAAGTAGGGTTTTCTCGTTATCTTCATCGGAAGCTAAAACGAGAGCATCACTTTTGCGTGCTTGCTCACGAATGTCTCCATACAATGTGTCCAGACTAGCAAATGAACTAGGGTAGAGTATGATGGAGAATACGAAATTCTCCTGCATGGCATATACATCTATACCCTCTGTGCTTATTGGCTTAATCTCGTCAATGTTCACATGAGCAAACTTCTTGAAGTCGATAGATTGAATTGATGCAAACAACTTCTTCAAGATGCTAACATTAGCTTCACCATGAAGGGAGTTGTGAGATAATTCAATAGCAATAGCTTCATCATTTGTAATCTCGCTCTCTTCTACATATAAGATACCTAGCATTTTATAGTGCAGTTTCTTGCATGCCCTCAAACGATGATTACCGCTGATCATGATGTATCTACCATTATCCTTCTTGATACAGGTAGGCACACTACTCAATCCAGACTTAGCAATGTTGTCTGTTAGTTGGGCGAAGTCTTCACCCGACATTTCATTTGCATTGATTTCTACCTCATCTATGAGGTTTATATCAACTTTTGCGTATTTCCATCTATCTTCATTTTCCATTCTTCAACGATTTTTGATATTTCTCAATGATTTCCTTATTCGTAGGGTATAAGCCAAGTATTCCTTCGTAAGCAAGATAAGATGATGTGCAGTGTTCCTTCACTTTCTTGTATACGCCACGATATTTCATACTCACTGGCTTATGGGTATAAGCGCAGGAGATAACCTTCTCGCAAAGCTTGCGCATTCTTCTGCTCACATATCTTTGAACGCCTACAGACTGAATGCAGTACAGTATGAGTTTACTCAATCGAGGGATTGCGTTATTCGTGCAGAAGTCCGTTAACTGAAACAAATCATACCCCTTGTGTTGAGGTAGCGTAAAACCAAACCCACCTAGGGTATATTTGTCGTATTTCACCACAAAAGCAAATAATTTACAGAGACCACATTGGTCCACCTTCTTGATATACTTCTTTTGCAAGCAATGAAGTAAATGTGGGTCTACTCGTTCAATCATCAGTTTGCTTGCGTCTGTAATCTCCAAATCATCGGGAGGTACAATCTCGTTGCTTTCGATTCTGAATGAAGAATACGAGGTGCTAGCATTATTTTGTGCAGTTGGCTTATTGCAATAGAGGAACCTTCCTGCAGACCGTCTTTCACCACTTGAATTATTCCACATAGCTATCTTATGCAGGTTTCTCAGATAAGGGCTGTTGCTGAAATAATAAAAAAAACTATCACTCGGAATACTTTCCACAAGATTATAGTAGTCGTTCCTTGCAACAGAAAAATCTGATTTCAAGTCACTATTCTCAGAAATGAGTTTGAATGCTCTCTTCTGATTCTTCTCTATTCTTCCGTAATTAAAGAAGATTACCTTCTTATTCTTGATGGCTTCTTCTAGTGTTCCAACATGGAAATCACATGTAGTGAGCAATCTCATCAATCGCTCATTTGCCTCCTCGGTTTTCTCGATTGATTCCCTTGCCTTAATTTTCAATGCTTCGAAGACAGCACTATTTCTTGCCGATTCACTCATGAAATACTTTTGCAGTTTCACGGCATAAAGAGCTAGCGCAAGCTGTCTTGATGGTGTAGGATTGTTATAGTCCTCCAACCATGCAAGCTTATCCTTATATGTTAGTGATGTTTTACCATTTGCCAACATATAGAGCAGATAGCAATAGGCATCTTGGCAGTATATAGATACTTCCACCTTATCAAGGAAGAATAGCTCATAGTAGTACATGAAGCCATTTACTATGCAGATTTCCTTATGTCCGTTAGTTATCACAGCATCATGTAATGCCGAAACCATTTCGGAATTGTAAGCTAATGGAGCTGTCATAAACGTTTCAATCGCACTATATGGATTTCCTTGATATAGTAGTGGGCATAACTCGTTTGGAACATCATATTTAAGCCCTGTAACCTCACAGAACTGCTGATATGATGTAATTGATTGGTAATCTTCCAATTCGTGGCTTATAGCATAATAGAATATGCGGTATGCAGAATACACACAATTCATAGCTCGATAGAAATCATCAGTAGCATGAAACGTTCTGAACTCTATCGTCTTTGTCTTGAAGTATGCTGAGATATTTACCGCATGACGAATAAAGCCCTTCTTAGACTGATTGGTGAAGAGATTTTGTAATTCATCAAACGTCTGTGCATTTTTAACGCCTTCGAAGTACTTCTCTGTAGGAACAGGTTGTGCATTAAATACCAGTTCATCCCAATCAGAAATATGAGCATATTTCTTGAAATATGGATAGCAAACATAGAAGAACAAAAACACCTTCTTAATCTGATCTGCAGACAAATCTCCTGCATAGATGTGCACATGAGTATCAATACTCCACTTTATCTTTCCTCCTGCGACAACCATTGATTCATATACAGAGCGGAGGTCATGTAGGTCCTTTAGACAGCAAATATGTAATGGTGGGGTATTTACCTCACCACCAAATGACTTATTTGTTGAACCATCAGTATTGTAAATTTGCTCATCTTTGCTCCATGAATAGCCTTCGGGTAGAGATACCTTAGACCTTTCAAGATTGCACATTTCTATTTCAATACCGAATGTTCTATCTTGTATGTCTCTGCAACTTTTCATGCTCTTTTATTTTAATTCTACAAAAATAGAGCGGCTAGAGGGACTCGAACCTTCGACCTTCACATTGGGAATGTGACGCTCTGACCGACTGAGCTATATCCGCAAAAGAGCGGAGAGTTGGAGCCGCACCAACGACCTCAGTGATGGTATCACTGCGCTCTACTAACTGAGCTATCTCCGCTTATAATAACAATATTCTCTACACGCAAAAATGCTCGTCTTTCCGAGCCGTCAACCCTTGTGGGTATTTTGAAAGGAGGAATGCCTAAAATAAACTTTGCTCCGAGTAAACAGGATTCTTGGAAATTCCAAATTCCTCGACCTGCACTCCCAACTTTTCATTCAGCCATTTTGCCACTAGGTGGCGATGGCAAAAATCATCTGGCTTTTCGAAGCAACATAGAGCTACATCTTTTCCATTTGCCATTTTCTCTATTGCTGAGAGAAATGCTTTTGGGTCCCGATGAGCCAATATCTCAGAATTGAAACGTTGCACGTAATCTTCTTCCGATTTGGAGTTGTGAAGAATGTCCCATGATGGTGACACGTACTTGTTTGACAATCCTGTAAACCATTTCGGAGGGTAGAGGGCAATGCCGATCATCATGATACCAGCTTTTGCTAACTTAGCTCCGTTTGAGAAGTATGATGTATAAATCTTCATTTCTTTTGTAACTTTTTGCAAAGATAAATAAAATTATTTAATCAACAAATAGTTTCTTAAAAAAAGTGAGAAATTATTTTCAAGCGTACATTTTCTTAAGAAACTTCTTTAGATATTCGTTATTAATATCCTTTAGTGGAGTAGGGGAGAATGAGGTATCTCGCTCTACGGTTAAGCCAGACTTTGTTGATAGTCCCTGCAATTCGGTTAAGCTTGTGTAGCCGTACTCACCTTCACCACTTCCATTGATGGTGATTCCATAAGCGATATTGTTCTCTAGATCTGCTTCCAATATGAACCAAGACCATGCACCAATACAAAGGAAGAACTTTGCTTGACAGATGGCATCTTCCTTTTTGCCATCCTGTGAGTAGAGAGGATATTTTTCCAGTCTCTTCTTAATTTCTTTCGTAATCAGTTTCATTGCTCTATAATAGTTATATGTTTTTAATATTACTCACTTTAAGATATGCTTGTTTTATATCCATATCTTCTGTTATTCCATAACGCTTTAATTCTCTAACCTTCTTTTTGGGGAAGTAAAGACAGATGTTTCCTTTCCATCCATTAAAGTTACCTATGTTTTCTAATAACTCTTTCATTGCTCTTATCTTTTAAATTGTTATTTTATTTTTGATAGTGCAAAGGTAATCATTTTTTTGCAAATGACCAAATGATTTGGGAAGAAAATACTTTTTACTAACTTAGTTTAACTTATCGTTATTCAGATACTTAGCGTTTAGTATAGTTACCGCATCTACTATCATCTGACTAGCATCAATTCCTAATGATTGATAGAAAGCACCATGTCCGCAAAGTGTTTCGTATGCAATTCGCATGATTCTACGTTCATCCCTTGTGAAATCATACTTAAAAGTCGAAAAGATGGAGAGCGCTCCTTTCAAATCTCCATCTTTTAGCTTTTGCACACCTTGTGCAGTTTTACTCATCTTCATAAGGCTCAATCTTTCTTGTTGTGAAATCGTCTGCTGTCAAGATGATTTCTGACCCATTAACCATTTCTTCGACTTTATCGCATGCGTCACTGCCATTGATGGCATCAACCTCCACTACCTTTTGCAGGTATTCGGTTACTTGCACTTTAACCTTGTGGATGGCAGCTTTCTCTAGTTCCTCTATTCGAAGATTGAACACTTCTAGGAGTTCTTTGATTTCCTTTTCGATTTCCTCGAAATCAATGATGATATCCTTCAAGCGTTTAGGTGCTCCGTTTATTCCATGACCTTCTTTGTCGCACCAGTTTAAAGCTTCACCATCTGGATCGAAGTTCTCATAGTAGTTGGAGAGATGCGCCAAAAAACCATTCGGGTCATTGTTTGGCATTTCGATTGACATATTGAAATCTTGACCTGCAGGAGAATAACGCTGAAAGAAGATGTAGGCAAGGTCATTGCCATTATCTGTAGTATCTACTGTCCAACCCTTGTTTTGTCCTATACTGATAATCAAATCTAATAACTTCTGTTCCATTGTTCTAACTTTTAAATGTCGTTATAATGAAGACCTTCACCCTCCACTAATACATGGTCTTCGTTTTCTACTAATTCTGAGAGGGATAACCAGCATCCACGATAAAGAGCCTTTTTGAGGTCTTGATAACGTGCTTCTGCAACTTCCTTATCTGTGATGAGGGATTCTTTAAGTTGGTCCTCTGTATAGAGATACCATATCAATTTGTATATCTTCATAATCGTATATTTTATGGTTCTACTATATATTCGTTAAGGGTATGCTGTTCTAGCATAAACTCGTAACCTACATTGTTAAGTTGACTTTGCTTATGATACCCAAGTTCATTAATCTGAGTATCTGTAGCATTAAACTTCCTTGCTGCTTTTATGCAATTTGGAAGGTTACCGATAAAGAGCAATTCTTTGCTATCTGTAGATAGGTGCTCATCGGTTCTGTATAAGAAATAAACCTGCAATTTCATATCGTTTCGTATTTACATGTATAAATCTGCGTATCTCTTATTTTCTCTACCAATAAGTCGCATGGCTTTTCTTAGCAATTTGACCTCTTTTTCTGATAGATGGCTTTTAGGAGCTGTTATAAAATCACCTAAAAGTCGCTCTAATTCTATTCTATCTTTATAACTCATCCTATTCCTTTCTTTGAAATCTATAATTTGGGCATTCCCTTTTATTAGCTATCACAAGCAGGACAGGGAATAACAGACCATGCTTGCAACCATTACCATATTCGTTGGCTGCTTCGCAAGTTTCACAGCCATAATAGGTGTTGATGTTGAATGCGCTCATAACTAAATCTCTATTACTACTTCAATTCCCTTCTTTGGATTCTTGGTAGCTCTGTCTAGGCTAACCTTTCCATTGAATACCCCTTTCACGAGAGCATAGAAGGAAGTGCGCTTATCCTCGGTGGTAGGTACCTTTCCGTAGCGTTCACAGGTAACGCCCTTATCGGTAAGAATGGTGTTGATTTCCATCATTCCGAAGTAAGACTCCTCGAAACGCTTCTGAATGACCTTGCCACACACCTTAACTTGACATCCTTTCGGAAGGTTCAACTCTGGCTTCAAGCTGTCTTCGTAAGCCTTGACCAGGAAGAAGGCATATACCTCTTGACCTTGATAACAATAGAAATTCTTTGATACCGCAAGCATATCCTCTTCAAACTCTGTCTTAGGTTGAATCTTTGCACCGAACTCGCAAACCGCCTTCACGTAAGCTTCATCCACCTTCAAATTGCCGCTATTCAAGATAGTGTCGATACCCTCCAAAGTTGCCGAGCGGTAACGGACGTGTTCAACTTTCGTTCCTTTCTTATAGACTGGGCAAATATCGTACTGAGCCTTGGCTGCCATGATGAGGTTCGTTTTAAGGATAGCATTCTTGTAGCTTGAATCCTTTCTGCCGCCCCACTCCTCTATGTCGCCAAACTCATCATCGGTAGCATAGCTGATTCTGTAATCATAGAGTTCATAGAGCTTTTTGGTAAAGTCAGATATGTAGTACATATCATTGATACCAAACTTCTTGATACATTCGCAACCTACTTGCAGTTCTTCACCTGTAGTGATATTCTCGATTACGTAAGCATTCTTGCACCAATGACCGCAAAAGTCACATTTACCATAGTCTGCTCCGTGCTGAGGGTTCTTGAAGATAAGTTCCTTGGTCGGGTCGGCAGGAGTAAAAGCATCGTCCTTATATGTAGCAAGGAGTCTCCAACCGCTCTGCTCTGGTATGTCGATCGTAAGGTCACATACCTCATGGAAAACCTCGATTCTCTGCCCTCCAATTCCTTCTTCATTGATTACAGGATGATAAAACAACTTCTCATAAGGCTTACCTAGGGAGTAAGCGAAGTCCTTTACATTCTTACGTGTCTTGTCAGCAAACTTCTTGAATGCGTCAACTGACTCTGATGGAATAAACGTTTTTATCGTATTCATTGCTCTTATCTCCTTTTATCATTAAGCTATTAATTGTTGTCATTTCCATATTTATGTTCTAACTCATCAAACGCTTCGTTCAATGAATTAGCGTAGAAAAATGTAGGATTCTTGGCAGTATATAAATCCCCTACCTTGATATTCTTTATTGCCTTGTGATTCATTACAACGCAAGCTTCAAATCTAACAATGTCAGAATTGAAATCAATATTCAAAGCAACCCATGTGCCGTTTTTAAGTTCTATCATCAAGTTCTGATAGAAGACATAAGTATAATTCTTTTTATCTAACTCTGCCAAGAACTCCTTGTATTGCTTATTTAAAGCATCGTTACCAAATTCATAAATACCATTCTGTTTCATTGCTCTTATCTTTTAATTGTTATTATTTATTTTTGATAGTGCAAAGGTAATCATTTTTTTGCATTTGACCAAAATATAACTGCCTTATTTTCAGTTACTTATATTTGTTTAACTTTTGGATTTCTTTATAGTCTGTTTGCTAACTTTTGCTAACTTTTTAATCTGACGTATTGTAGTTTGGGAAACTTTTACTATCTTTGCAGCATGAATATACAAGAATATCTAGAACAATGTTCTGTTAAGTCCGTGGACGAGCTTACAGACGAACAGGTAGTTAATTACTACAAAGGACCAGATATTTATATCGGTCAAAAGTGTGCTGTTCTGAGTGCTATTAGAGATTGCGGTTACAAAGGCGTAAGTAAGAATCTGATCATGGCATCTGTACGAAAAGCTTTGAAGACAGGTCAAGATTTCAAACTTTATTACGTAGATAACGAATCGGCTGATGGACCTCTAAATAACAAAATAGGATGGGTAGTAGAACCTTAATTCTACTACCTATCTTTTTGTTGGTGAGTTAGCATTATAAAACTTCTTATATAGTGCCATAGCTTCATTATAAAACCTTGGTAATGCCATCTTGAAGTACTTGTTGTGTGCCCAATGATTTTCACTTAGATGAGCTATAATCTCTGACAAACATGAGAACTCACTATTAGCAAAATAGTCCCAATCGTGCCCAAATCCATCAATTCTAGCCTTATCTTTGCTTAGGGCTTGCAGAGTATCTGTTATAGCTCCAAATAGCTCATCCATATCTTTCTTTGGGTCACCATACTTGTATTTTACCTCCCAATATTTCCCTTCAATCTTCCATCTTGTCTTTCCTGCATTATCTTGATAGAAATTAGATGGTTGATTATAATCATCATAGAATTTCTTGAACAGGTCTTTGAAGTCTTTGCTGTTTTCCCAATTACCTTGCAATGCGGCTTTAGCGTGTCCGTATTCGTGATATTGGAGTCCCTTACGATACCATTCCGATTTTGCGAATCTTTCCTTATGTCCATCGAAATCTATTCTAACATGTTTATACTTGCTCCAATAATAGGCTTTGTTTCCGCTGAGGGTGATACAAGGAACAAACTTGTCAAAGCTATCATAAAACTCTTTCTTTCCGAGCCATTTGGTCGGACTTAGCCCAATACCTCTAAAGCCTTCCACGATGGTATGGGGTGTATTGAAGGATAACTTATCTAAGCCATATGCAATCAAATCTTGATCCGAAGACAGCTTGTAGATGTTGTACGCACCCTCTATCTCACGATAAACCCTTTCATAACCTCGGACATCAATCCTTGCAGTTTCTATGGTCTTGATATAATCATTGAAGCGAGGAATCCACCTTGTAGGAATGATACTCAAATCTGCTGTTCTCAATTCGTTCAGATGGGTAGCAGCTTCCATGACCTCCTTCAAGCCGTTATGATACTCGTCTAGAAAGACCTCATAAGCCTTGCCCCAGCCTTCTGATTTGTAAGACGACATAACTCTTATCCAAGAATTGACGTTATCAATGTTTGGTCCGTACAGATTTTGCATGAGCTTCTTTCCTGCCATAACTGCTTCCTGGTCGTCTAATGCAATCTCCAATTCCCAATCATCGAAATCATCTATTAGCTTTTTAGGCTTCAACGGAATAGAACGAAGGTCTTGCAGTTCCCTACGAGCTTCATCATAGGTAGTCTTCAACTTTGGTCTTATCTTGCTCACTGGTTCGAATTGTGTAGGAGTGATATTCGCAAACTTCTTGGTTATTCCATCCCTCCAATTACCGAAATCATAGCTATAATCAAACTTAGCCAGATAGCTTTTCTTTATCCTGCCGAAAGACTCTACAGCTTGACGAACCTTATCATCATACTTATCGAACATATCTGACAAAATAGAACGTTCACTATCAGTCATCATTCCAAAACTCTCTTTAAATTGATGTGTAGTGAGGAATTTTTCAAAGCTTGATATATCAACTTCATAGGCTTTAGCATTTCGCCTTAATGTTGCTATGTCATAATTATCTACATCTATGTTGTATTTCAATAAGTCTCTGTTCTTCCAAGCAAGCTTTATGGCTTTTTCGTCTCTGTCAGCATGGCGGTACTCAGCCGCGTCCTCAACGGACAGGTGCCAATACTTTCTGTTATCCTTCAAGAAGTATGGAAGTGTTTCAGCTTGCCCGATTCGGCTGCGGTTATTGCGTACCCAGTCATTAAAATTCTTTGGGGTGCGAGAAATCATAGCTGACTTCTGAATGGAAGGAGAACCATAGTACTCTTCATCGCTCATCACAATAGGTACAACATAACACATGCAGTTAGGATGCCATCCTAGGAAGACAAAGTCTTTTGGGTATATTCCCAACAAATCATCACAGATGTCGGGTGCAGGGTGGCGTTTACTCAACTTAATCTCATAGCCCAAGATGAAGTCAAATTGTTGCCAACGTGTCTGCTCTGCCTTTCGGTAAGCCATGTTTATCTCGGTTCTTGCCAAACGTATAGAAGCGTATTGGCAATTCGCGCATGTAGCGGCTTTTCCGAACTTTTCTGTATAATCAGCCTTTAATGAAGGGAAGTCTATCAGATACTTACTGATTCGCTTACTAAGAACAACCGCAGACTGCCCTCTTTCTATTGCAGTTGATATGGTATGTTCCAATTCCTTTTTCAAGGCTTGTGACTGATACCATAGCTTCTGAGAGAGATTTAACCCATTATCCGCTCTATTCTGAAAAGCCTTCAAAGCATCCGATTTAGGTTGGAAATACCTGTTGTACTTATCTCCGCCCTTCTCAAAATCATAAGCACGAAGTACCTTTCTTGCAAGTAGGTCCTGCATGATGTTACTTTCTTTCCACTCATTTGTGGTACCTGCATAGATGAGGTTATTCATCTGTGCAGCATAACTGGTCATGATGCCATTGATGGTTTGTTTCAGTTCGGGATAGTCCTCAAACAAGAACTCCGCAGAACCATCATAACCGACACCATCTATAGCAGTAGCAACTTGGCTAGCGATTCTATCATAAATGCTCTGAACTTGTGCCACGTAGTTTACTAAGCGTCTGTTCAGAGCATCGTATGCTTTCTTTTGATTGGGGATATTTGGTCTCATTTATTTCGGCTTATAATGTTCGTTTACACATTCCCTTTGATAGAGGATAGCAAACTCCTCATAAGGGCAAGTGCCCAACGTTGGCTCTCCCGTAACACTAAGATTACGTGGATTGGAAACGTGGGCACATAATTTGCAGAACTGAGGTTCTTTTGGAATAGGCTTAACCTTCTTCTTTGGAGACATAGCAATTAACCTTTACCTCTACAATCGTATTGCCATCCTTCTGATATACTCTCTGCTTCATGATCTTGGATTCGATAGTATTGAGTACATCTTTCTTTGCCTGTGCGAGAGTTTCCTTTGTTATCTCACGCAAAGCTTCTCTCATGGACTTGACATGATGGTCTCGCTTGTAGTGGCGAATGTAATTCTTGTCGATACTATAAGCCTTGGCACATACCTTTGGCTCTAGGATTTCTTTCTGTTCGAAGACAGTTACACTGATAGGGTAGAGTCTTCTAGCTAACTTGAATAGCCAAATTGCGATTTTCTTCTTCATAACTTGTGCAGTTTATTGCGTTTATATTGTTTGTTCACCCATAGCAAAAGCAGACTGCTGTACTGCTGCCGCATTAAGTTCATCCTGTCGAATATCCTCCATTGTCTGCTGAGGGTCTTGCGACTGCCCAAGCTTAACGATGGATTCAAGCTGGCTTTCTACCGGCTTACCACCATTAGCCTTTTGTCTGATGGTGATGTCGTAGCTCTCATCCTTTGGTATGTAAGGAGTGATGATGTGGTCGCAGGTGACGTTATCTATCTCCTTTTCCCATTTTGGATTCATGACCTTCAAGAATGCCTTGATTACATTGAACTCTCTTTCAAAGAACTCCTTGAAAGCGCCCGATTCCATGCGAACTTTCAGATGTGCATCTGTGAGCAATGTCTGTCTTGCATCGTAGCCGATATTACCAAGAGATTTCATATTCTCAAAGCTAATATCTGGCATTTGAGAAAGCATCCAGTACAATCCGAGGAGGGTTTTATTCTGACCGCTAACCGCTTCTTGCGACTGGTTCCATGATACGTATGAAATATCGCCATCATGCTCGACTCTCCATATACGCAAACTTTCTCCCTTTTTCTCCTGTCCGATTATGCCACCCTTGACTTTTGCGATTGGTGCAGCGTTATATGCAATCACGTTGCTATTGCGACTGACATTATACTCAAATTCACTTCGGATATTATCAAGCCCCTCGTAGATGGCGTGAGGTCGAGACAGGTATGCTCCAGGAATCTTATGGATGATGATTTCCTCACCACTCTCAGTGTTCCCATCCTCATCAACTTGTGCAGTTACTTCCTCCCACATTTCACCAAGGTTACTTTTCTTCCAAATGAAATGATAGTTTTCTGTAAAGGTTTCGAAGAATGTTACCGTCTCTTTATCGGAAACGGTCTTATCATATTCAAACGACATAGCTTGCATATCATCATACTCATCAATGATAGGGTACAATCTTACTCCATCCATAGGAGAGAAGGTTTTGCACTTCAACTTGTAGTTTGATTCAAAACCATATAAAGAGTTATGCTTCTTGACTGAATACCAAATGGTGAAGATTTCACAGCTTGCGAAATAGGCTAGTCCACGTTTGTAGTTCATGTTGTCAATATGAGCACAATCGTAGATTTTTTCTAATGCCTTTTGGATTTCCCTCTGAATATCATTTTCTGGAGTGTTGTACTTTCTCTTAACTGGTATAGAGAATGTAAATTCTGTTATTCTGTTTGTGAGCAACTTTTCAAGGGCAACCGCTATACGGGATGATTTTTCACCATTGTCTTTATCACGAAGGCTTATGGTATCTGTCATTACCTTATGGCTTGCTGGCTCATATAAACTCAAAAGATAACTCCACAGAGGAACCATTACAGTCCTTCTGCGTAGCTCTTCTATCTTTTGGCTGATAGTATCAGTTTTCTTGAGTATTTCTTCGATGTTCATATCTTTACTACTTTTGGTGCAAAGATACTAAAAATATTTAATCAACAAATAGAATTAATCAAGAAATTGCATATTTATTTTCGCTTATAGAGCTTTTTATGTTTTTGATGATAATAAAATAAAGGCGATACAAGCAAATCCGCTTATACCGCCTTAGATAGAGCAATAAAATATCTTATGCAGGCTTTAGTAATTGTGCCTTTTCTTTGTTCACTATTTCTAATACCATTTTAGCTGCCTTGTTTACGTCTGTCAAAACAGAAACGATGAACTTTGGTTGCTTTTTAAGCTTGCTGATCCAACCATCTAGGTAAGCAGCGTTATTATCTAAAATGCGACTACTAAAGCCTAGGACGTTTCCGATAAGAGCTGCTCCAAGCTCCGCAACCAACTCTTCTCTTGCATAGTCCTTTTCTCCTTTCTCTTCCTCAAACCCTCTATTCAATCTAGACTTGTGACCTGTTGAGTGAACCATTTCATGTAGAAGGGTTGAGTAGTACTCCTGTCCATCCTCGAATATCTCCTGCTCTGTATTGCCCTTCTTGAACTGACTTTTAAGAGGTGTTGTAATATCATCTACCCCAACTCTGTAAAAAGCTCCACTTGAATACTTGTCGTAGCGGATAGGGCAGAGCCACTTCTGATAAAGGAGCATATCATCAATTTTCTCGTTGACGTACATACCAGCCGTGTCTGTCGGCAACTCATTCTTATCTTTGAGACTGAACTTCTCCTTCAACTTCTGCATTGTCTTAGGTGCTATCTCTTCGAGGTTGGTTTGACTGAGGTTGAACACATTGTAGCTCTTCAAGAAAGGCTGTACTTTGCAGTCTAGTTGGGCTGATCGAGTCATTCCGTTGTAGCTGTCTTCTGTTATTTTGTTTCCATTCTTGTCTTTGTACTGGATGGACCAAAACAGAACAGGGAAGCTTTTCTCTCCTTTGTTCACACTAGCTCCTAATGCCTTTATCTGATTGAAGGTAGCAAAGATAGGATATTTGAATCTTTCTTCGTCCATCATGCAGAGGAACAGGAAGAATGAGTTCATTCCATTATATTCACGTCCTCCGAGGTTCACAGGGTTTCCACCATAAGATGTGGTGAACCACCCCATCTTCCAATCTCCTGCCTTCATCTTTTGCATTCGTGAAATCATCATTTCTGCGAAATGCTCTAAAACGTTGTCTGTCTTCATTGCTCTTACTTTTTATATGCAGTTATTATAACTTCTTGCCATACATTCTTGCTATCTCATCGTAGATATATACTCCGCTTGTATGAGGACTGCCAAACAATCCAAGAATGCGGTTATCTACAGTGATGTTGTTTGTCTTGACGACAATTCCGTTTTTGATGTGGTCGCAATAAACTTCATTGCCGATATGGTAAAGCTCCATCTTGCGATTATAGCAATCTGTTCCAATGTACTCTTTACTCATGGTGACCTCCTTTCTTTTGAAGTTGGACCCATGCGTGATACATTTTATTGAAGTTATCTAACTTCTGAAGGATTTTATCCTTGCTTAAATATGAGCCAATTAAATCGGTGTAAAAAATGCTACAATCACCATCGAACATAGTGATGTCGATGAATCTTTGGCTAATACTTACAGTTATGGTATTGTTATGTATTCTGCTAACCTTTACCAATACTGCATTAACTGCTTTCTTAAAGTGAATGTTTGTTCTGTCTAACATTTCATTGCTCTTATTGTGACTAGTTGGTTGGACCAGTCGTTACCTTTTTATTTACTTAACGTTTAAGAATTTAGAAACCTTACTAACAATTCCCTTTGCTGTTGAACATGTTGAAGCGGTTTCAACAGCCACGCTCTTGCCATCCTCCCAATAGGTAATCTGGATTCTCAACTTGTTACCATAGAAGCAGTTAACTACATTCGCTCTAAGATTACCCTTACGAATGTCACCTTCGAAATAGTTATAACCTCCATCAAAATCACTTGTAACTGCTGCTACAACCTCAGCTTTGTTTGATACGTTTATTGTCTGTTTCATTGCTCTTATCTTTTAATTGTTATTTTATTTTTGATAGTGCAAAGGTAGTCATTTTTTTGCTTTTGACCAAATTTTAACCGCGTTATTTTTCTTGGTTAACTTTATATAACTTATTGAAAATCAAAGTGTTAAATAAATCCCGTTTTCCTCTGTATTGGGCTAATTCCGAAAAAAGGTATAAGGATATATGGAAGAAAAATAGACAGCTTAGAAAGGCTTGTGTAAAGTATTTAACCTTTCTTTAACTTAACTAATGTTACCAAAAACTACAGGAAGCTAATTTGACAAGAAAAGCGCAAAAACTGCTTTTAACATGGTGTTACGGAGTGTTAATTAGGTGGTTCGCCACCTTTTCTTGTTAGCAACTTCCTTAGTTCTCGCACCTCATTCCTCAAATCAGCGTTTTCTTTTCTGAGTTGCGAAATGAGGTGATTATATGATAGCTCTGTTGTCTTATCCATATCACTTAAACTTAATAATGAAAAACTCTGTATCAAGCCACTTGTCGGGACAAAGACCTTTCTTAGGCTTTCCGATGAAGATGTTCTCAATCTCCTTTTCGATCCACGGACGATTTTTTGCGTAACCATGGAAGAAGCGGACGTAAGTGTAGGGGATGAACCTGGCGGTTTTCTTTTCAAGCAACTCTTTGAGCTTGGAATTGCTTATAAGCATATCAAACTCCGGGTACATTGTAACCTTGCGATATTCATCACTTCCTCCGTATTTTGCTTGTAGTAAGCGGTTTATCCAATACGATTTGATAGCTCTGTATTCTTCTGTCTTTTCGCCAGCCACAATCATATCGAACCACTGCTTGCTGACGGTGAGGGTCAATACTTTCTTTTTCATCCTTACACCTCCTCCCAATCGGTTGCGAGAATACATTCAGTAGGTATAGCTGCAACACCTAAAGAGAACATATTAGACACACACGTTCTGTATGATATTGTTTGAGGGAAACAGCCGCCTCCGCATATAGCAAAGATGTATTCGCTATTTTTACGTCTAACATTCTTTCCTTCCTTCATTCTTCTCAGAGCCTCCGAGAAGTCAAATGTTTCATTCTTCATCGTTTTTCTTCTTTTTACTTGTTAAACTTATCGCCTTGGTGATGCGGTGGTCTCCTGCGTTCTTTCCTATACTTTTCATTCCGCAATAGTAACCCCATCACCAAAGCCAATACTTGCTACCATAAAATCTTTTATAGTAGTTCATTATCTTCTTTGCTGTTCTTATCTTCATACGCTACTTCTTTTTCCAATATTTACAAATTAAATAACCGATAACTCCACCCATAAAAGCTATAAACATAACAGCTAAGGTAAGTATAACATAAAATTCAAACATAACTATTCCTCCTCTTTTACACCAAACGGAGTTCCGTCGGCAAAGGTGTAAGTGTCCATAACCTCATCAAAAGATTTACAAAAATCCCTAGAATTAAATGATTTGAATACAACGCTGCCCTCGCCAACGGCTAAGATGTAACGACAGCTATCAATATCCGCAATCCATCCGAAAGGCTGATGTTTTTGCATCTCTTGCCAACACTCTTGCCTATCCTTAAATGGTCGGTACTTTGACTCTGGCTTGATGCGATATTTAATGAGATTGCTCCATATAGGCTCCTCAGTATCCGCCCATTTACCACTATTCTTCTTATATTGTACCTTCTCACCATTAATGTATGCTTGCATTACCTTAATGCGCTCTATAATTTCTTCTCTAGTCATATCAATCCTTCAATTTTATATTATGTTTATCTGCGAAGCTATCTTTAATTCTTTACAATAGTAATTTCTACAGCTCTACAAAACGATGCTTTAAGTTCATTAATTACCTTTACTGGTATATACTTCTCATCTACAGGAACAATATAAGTTTCCTTACCTATAACCGCACCTCCATCAGGATTTTGGTCTGTAAATGTTATTGCTATATTCTCTTCTTTTTACCCTCTCCTGTAAAAGGGAGAGGGTGATTAGTTACTTAGATGGCTCAGTATATGATACTGGTTCCCATACATCGTAAGCTGTCAGTAAAGCTGGAGCGATAACAGATGGGGCGAAGATGATAGATGCTACAACATCTGGAGCATTCAACTCGTAGTTAACACCTTCTACTTTGTTTTCCTTACTAGCCCAACCATAAGGCTTTGCTGTGAAAGTAGAACCATCTTTCTTTCTAAAAGTCTTCTCGCTAGAGCAAGAAGCGAACAAACTTGCAACGACTAAGGCTGCCAAAATAATCTTTTTCATGTTACTTATATTTAATCCCATAAGGTGTGGTTAGTTAATTATTTCGTAAATTCTATCATATATTGTGCAAGCACAGAACCTACATAGCATAATGTCATAAGTATTGCTGTAACTGATGCAATTACAATATCCACTGTTCTCAACTTCGGCGTTGCTGACCAAAATATTGCACTAACTATCAAAAAGATAGTTCCTAAAATTGTTAATAATGCTACCATATTTCTATCTATTTATATCCTTGCGGATGGTTAATCAATCTTCTTGATACTATCAATTTCAATACTCCATAGTACAAACTCTCTATTGGAGCGAGTACCATCTTTCTTAGCAGGATTGATTCTCACTTCAATCTCACCAGTATAGACTGTGTAACCTCGTTTAGGAACGATGCTTGAAATCCAACAAACATCACATCTAGAACAACTCACTTTGTCTCCAACCTTGTACAGAAGACCTTTGATGTATTCTTTCACATCAGAATAAATCTTATCATTGGCAATACGAATAATGTCTTTCTGTTTAGCAACTTTTGCTTCTAATTCTTCTTTTGTCATATTACTACTTTTTATGCCCGAAGGCGTTAAACACTATTTTCCTTGATGTATAAACTGACTAAAATCCACCTTGTCGTGAATAAGGATGTTTGCAGCCTTTAAACCCTTTATGAGAAGTTCCAACTGTTCTTTGTCGATATAGAAAAGTCTTCTTGTTATTTTCCTATCTTCGTATGCACCAAGAAGAACTCTATCGTCTTCAACTTCTATGTTTATAAAGGGCTTATCCTTTAATGTTATATCCAAACTATATTTGCCCATACCTACACCTCCATTTCGTGATTAATACCTAGACCGAAGAGAAGGTGCTGGAGTTCGTGAACATACTTAATGTATGCAATTTGTGTACATACATGGTTGTAAGTAAACGGATACACATCAAACTCTTTTCCAATACCTTTCTCTATATAGATAGGGAAATATCCATATTCTTCAATATCGGGTTTTGTATATACCAAATGACTATTCTTTACTCCTCTACTCATCACTTCTTTCTTCCATCCATTCTTTTCTAGAATCTCTGGAGTAAGAGGAATCGGATATAATTCCCCAATATAATCATATAGATTTCCATCCATATCTTCTAATGATAAGGCATTTTGTGTAGAGCAAACATATACTTTTACATACTTTTTTATTATGGTTTTTGGTATATAGTGAAAAGCCAAATCACCTGGTATATATTCTAATTTATCCATACGATTATTCTTTAAGTTTATTAAACTTATCCTTGTAAGGGCAATCATCGGCTACAGATTCTATATCGTAGCTTTCACCTTGCAACTTACAAGATATACAATCACCATATCCGAAGCTCCATACAATAAAGTGTGGGCATTGGATTTCCTTACATATTTTCTCTATCTCATTCATACGCTTTACTTTTTTCGATGATTAAACTTCTTTATAGCATCTTTCTTAGAAGCTGCCATTATTTTAACACCCTTAACGACAAACTCATGCTGCGCCTTTGGCTGACACTTCTGCTTGTTAGAAGGAATATTGCCGCTTGGTGCGTCAAGTCTAGGACTTGAACACCCGAAAATATCATCTTGTGCATAAGCTGCCGTAGCAGCCATTATTAACGCCATTCTCATTAAATTTCTACTCATTCTTATCTCCTTTCTTTTTAGGGACATACTCATCCAACTTTTCATCAAACTCGTAGCAGTCTGGGCAGTAGTGCTTATCGCCAATCTCTGCCCATTCGCTTTCCATTGCTTGCTCTTTGGCTGTTCCTTCGTCCAACCAAGCCACAATGCCATTAAACTCTTCAATGAAGGTCTTTCCACATCTGTCACAAACGACAGAGTACATAGTAACTGACTTAATCATGGTTGCATTCTTTCAGTAAATCGTCAATATATATCCACCTCTTGATAGCATAGTCGCTGCGCTTAAAACTAGATTCATCCCAACCAAAGTTGGTTAGGTGCGAAGTAACATAGTCTATCTCATCCGTCATGTTGAGTGGTCTATGATACACAACTTCTACCAAACATTTATGGTACTTTTTGGGATTTTCATCAATAGCATGCCACAAGTCTTTAATAAACTCATTGATAGCCCACTTAGCACCTATTCCAATAGCTTCTTTGATGTCCTCTTTGTAGAACATTTCCTCTTTAGCATCATTGTCGAAGACTACTTCTTCACCATTTAACAGAAATCTATCTTCATAGATTTCTTCCTTTGCAGCTTCTATTTTCTTATCGTCTATCATAATCTACCCTTTCTTTTTCTAAGTTCTAACATTCTCCTAGTTCTACGGCTTTCCTTGCCACTAAGAGGGTTGCCAGCGAGTTTTACTTCTGGGATTTCATAATTCATATAGATGGAAGCTTCTTCATTGAGTGCCTTAACTACTTCTTCAGTCAAGGCTTCTTTAAGTGATACACCAGTTGGTGTTACAATTATCTTTGCATCCATAATTAAATCGACTTTTGCATTAAACAACGTTGATAGTGGCTCATACTATTAAAAGTATCTTTTGATGTTTTTGGCAACTCCCCATAATAAGGAGTGACTTTCAATCCATCTATAAAATCGGCATTCTCGGTATACACTTCGGTATTATGGTCATTCATATATACTTTCTGTGCTGATGTAGAATGGCTTTCTGCTCTCAACTTACCAAGTGAACGCCAAACCTGTTTACGATGGATGAACAATCCATGCAAAGGAATAGTTCTTACTTCTACTTTTGTTCCCATAATTTTAACCATTTAAAGATGATAATAACTATTTGATACCCTTGCGCCCAAATCGAAGCAGCCCACGGCATCCGGCTTTAAGAAGCGTTTCTCTAACTTCCCCAATGCCTCTTTATACTTCTGCTCCATGTGCTTACAATGAAGCTTCTGAGCAGTTTTAAGTTGCTCGACAATACCCTTGCGAGCAACTCTATATTGTTTATCGGACATCATAGCCTTATTCGTTCACATAGTTGATTACTTGCTCTTGACCTTGCTCATGCAAGTTGTCAAAAGCGTCTTCTATAACTTTGGCTGTCTGATCGCCATTAAGGTTCTTCAGCATTTCGCCAACAACTTTTACCTGTTCTTCTATAGGTAAAGAACAGAACTCTTCAACAAGGAAGCTTTTCTGATAATTGTAAGACATATCGTGAAATAAGTCTGATAAATCTACGTTTGCTTTATATACTGACATAATCTGAAAATTTAAAAGTGATGTTATTTATTAAAGGTATCTAAATACCTAAAAGTATAAGGTGCCAATCTGTTAACGATCTTCTTCAACTCCATCAATCGTTTTTTGTATTGCTCTGGAATCTGGTGAAAGGTCTTTCCTTGAATCTTATAAAAACCTTCGTGGGTTTCAACATATTCAATGAGAGCGTCGAGCAAGTAGGCTTGCTCAAAGTGAGTTAGCGATAATATTGTTTCTTTTGCCATAATCTTAATCGAAAATATGATGGTTCAACTTTCTCTTTCTGAGGTTTCTCTTAATCACTTCCATATCCTTGTGGTCGTTAGTGTGGTCCGCAAGAAGCTTGATGATTTCATAGATGTCATTTGCGTTATCCTCCAGGTTATCGCAAATGTTCTCGTCACCAAAGAAACTCTTGTTAAAGGGTTTCAGATGGAAGTAGTACTTCTTAGCTGCATCCTGCATCTGATTATAGTGCATCTTCTGCTCTTGCTTGTACTGAACATTTAACAACTTGAACATAGATTGTTCATCCTTGATGAGCTGATCCAATACATCAGTTACCATTGCAATCAAGCAGCCATTGACCTGCAGGCGTTGAATAATCTTTTCCTGCTTTAAGCCAGATGTTACACCCAGCTCTGAGAGTGTAACCTTCAAATCGTTTACTGTAACTTTCTCTTTTCCCATTGTCTTACTTTTAATTGTCAAACCATAAACCTGCATATCTCCATTCCCAGTGAAGGCAAGTGTCATTAGGCTTCTTGCCTTCACTATAGCATATCTCGGAAGCTATGCAATTACTACATATATGCTTCATAATCATGGAAGTTTAGATACCATATAATCTATCTCCTTATCCGTAAGGTCCAGATTGTTCTTGCGTTTGAACTTGATGATGGCATCAATTCCAACCTCGCCTTCAACCAACTGGTAGATGGCATCCTCATCAAATCCCTTGTCGAGAACCTTAATAAGCTCCATTCCCAAATCATGGATTTTCTGCTGAAACTCCTTTTTGAGGTCTGCGTTAATTCGCTCTAAAGCTTCTGCTTTATGACTGAATCCGCATCCGCCCTCAATGGCGAAGTCGTTACTGATGTTCTGACACATCTGATCAATGTCCTTGCTACCGAAGAACTGAGCGAAATAGGTATCGCCCTTCAAGGACTGTAGAATATCAATTTCTTCTTGCTTTGTCATAACTAACCCTACCATGATGTCCAAAAGATCGTGCCTTTTGGGTTTTCTTCATTAAAAATATGAGAATCAAAATAAGGCTTTCCTAAGTCTTTAATGATGCAACTCATGCTACAATAGGAAGCTATACAGCCTTCTTCTATATAACCATTCGTTATGAGTTTGCCACAATTATAGCAAACACGCAGATAATCTTCAAGATTCAAATCTTTGATGATGTCTGCTTTCTGTGCTAACGTTCCGTTAAGGAGCGTTGCAGTTAGCTTTTCAGCTTGGTAGTTTCCGACTTTGGAAACTATCAATTCCTTTACCTTAGGTGGTAATTGACCTTTCTTTAACAATTCCATTGCTCTTACTATTTAATATTGTTAAGGGATGATTTTATCCAAATCATCTACAACTCCTTTAAGCCATCCCCTCATGTAAATGAGAGCATAAAGGTCGCAGTTCTCTTCCTTCACCTTTTTGGTCTTTCCAACCATGGCTTCAATTACTGCCATTTGTTGTTTAAACGTTTCTTCGTATTTCATTGCTCTATATATTGTGGAGTGATGGTTAGTCACTCCGTTACCTTTATGCTACGTCTTGAATCCATTCTTTGAGGATTGTACCGTCTTCATTGAAGATATCAAGCTCTACTCCGTCATACTGAACTTTCTTGCCTTCGTCTAAAGCAATCTCGAAATCCAAATCTAAGATGTGCTTTACGTCACTGAATGTTTCTTTTTTTTGACTGAGTGGCTGATTTTCAAAAACAACATCTTCGTATGTGTTATCTTTGAACTTTGTTGCCTTAATAACGTACTTTACCTTTTTCATTGCTCTTATCATTTAATTGTTAAACTTATTTGTTGTTTAATTAACTGATGCAAAGGTACAAAGAAATTTTGGATTGACCAAACGTTACTTTCTTTAATCGCTTTTTAGCAACTTTATTTAACTTTTAAACCGCATAACTATCTATAATTCCGCTTGTTTTCAGCATAATGAATGCGTTGTCTTACCAAAACTTCCCCTACATCTTCAAGGCTGATTTCTCCTTTCTCGATTCGAGGATTCTCACAAATTTTATAGATAACGGTACCATCCATGCAGATAACAGGATATGGAGACCCATCATCATTAGGACGATCTGAGAGGCAGACATGACGAGCTGCTTCATTAATACGCTTCTCGAAATCTTTCTGTGATTTCTGCTTCTTTCTTTCCTGTTGTAGTGATTGGTCGCCAAGAATTTCAGCTTTAAACCAATCTGTAACGTCTTGTAACATCTTCATTGCTCTTTTGTTTATAGTTTTATACTAATGTCTTTTACCCCACTTAATAGCGTTGTAAATGGCGTTTCTAAACATTCTTCTTTCCTCATCATTTTCAAGGAAGGTTGCTAATCTAGCTTGCTTTGTAGCAAACAAGAAATCTTTGTCTTCTTTAATTTCCATATCTACTTTCTTAATGATTTACCTGTGAAAGGAACAAACTTAGTGATGGCTTTTAACCTATCTATAGTTCGTTCTCCATATTTTGCTTCGAGTTCGTTTGCAGTTAAGTTGGTGGTAATGATGAGAAGCTTTCCCTTTTGCTCTGCTGCATCACATAACTCAGAGAATGCGCATCTAACATTACCAAAAATCTTCGCAAGCTCTTCTGTACCAACATCATCAATACAGATGATGTGAAGTTTTAGAATCTCGTCAATCTTTGTATTTAGCTCCTGGGCTGAAAAGATACTCACGATTTTTTTGCAAGAGTCTTGGAGTAAGAGCGGTAGTATATGCTTTGCTATTAGAGTCTTTCCGAGACCGCACCCACCTGTAATAAGAAGTCCCCTGCCTTCGTTGTCAGACATCCAATCAACAATAGGGCGATAATTCTTCTCTATCCATTTTGCATGAGATTCCTTGCCAAAGGTGTATCTTTTAACAAAATAGTCTAGCCCCCCACGAAGCCTTTGTTCTGCATTAGGAATCCTTATTCTCACCTTGTCAGCGAGAAACAAGTCTTCTCCTCTTTCGAACCTTTGAATAATTTGATTGAAATCTACATTCATAATTACCATCCTCCTTCGTTATAATCTTTGTTTTCCGAATTATGTAAAGCTGTGCCAGATTGCTTTGTTCCGAAGTCTTTATTTCGTCTTGCCCAATTCTGTAGCCTTAGATTTAAATCCCATGTTTTTTCGGTCTCACACCTCATCCTAGTTTTGGACTTATTCGTTTCAGACCAATAATCATAGAACTTTCTGATCATATCCTTGCCATAAGTAACAACATAAGGAACCAGTTCTTGATAGAATTTCTCCTTTCGCTTTTCGGTTGCTGCTGCAATCTCCTCTTTCGTTTTCTTTGGCTTATCTTCCTTAGGTGCTTCTTCAGCAGGTTTAGCATTTTCTTTTTCCTTTGTCTCATTTTTAGACTTATCGGCTTCATCAGCAAAATAGTTGTCATAATTGCAGATAGTGATGATGGAGTATAACCTTTCCGTACTCACTTCTATTAGCTGCATTTTTACTAGCTTTGACAAACAGGTCCTAACAACTTGTTTTCCTGCACCAATAGTAGTGCTGAGTTTTCCAAGACTAGTCAAAAACTGACCCCTTTGTTCAACTATCCCATCATGCTTTATATCTTTCTCCTTTGCATTGTTGAGCAAGTAAAGAAAGAGGGAAAGCATTTCGGGTTTGTCGAACCAATCCCAATCAAAGATGCTGCGAGGAAGTCTTATCCAATCTGCCATAAGTTGTACAATAAAACCTCAACTTTCTTGTTTAGCTGCTTACGCAGGTGGAACCCAAACAATACTTATTGAGGTCTGAATATTTTTTATCCGAAAGTTCCACGTTTCAGAGATTTAATTTCTTCGGTGCAAAGATAATAAATTATTTGTTGATTAAACAATATTGCTGCTAATATTATCAAATATTAACTTTGATGCCTTTGAGACTGCTAAGTTTCTTAACCTCAGCCGTATAGTGAACAATCATATCTTCTAGTTCGCTATTTGTGAAATGACATGTAGAATGCGCCTTCACGTTTAGTAAATCAAATCTTTGCTGCCCTATTTTTTGAATGAGGTTGCGTTGGTAGCCTATGAGGTGGTCCGCAGAGAAACGATTGCAGTATTTGCATTCAGCATGGCAGTTATCTTCATTGAATCTAGTTGCCATGTGTCGGCGACTATGGAAGTGCCCGCAGTCCACATCTTCAAAGCTCTTTATCTGCCCGCAGGATATACACCGAACATAACCATTATCCATAACATCACGCAAGCGGATATAAAGAGAGAATATCCGATCGAGCTTTTTAACCAAGTTAGGTTTGCTCTTAGAAGTAGTCTTTTTTACCTCTTTTTTTTCGGTTTGAGCCGCTTTTGGCTTGCGGTTGAAATAGTATTTATTCATAACCATAGGACTTTTAATACAGCTTATTTCCGTGATGGTATTCTCTGCTTTCGTTATAACGCATCTTCAAGTTGATGTGCTGAACGAGGTCGATTCCAAGTGCTTCTGCCCATTCAAATACTGAAGCAAGAACACATACGTATAAGACAAAGAACATTTCTTCATTTTCACTTCTGGAAGCAGTAGTATTGCACGATACGATATTTCTAGTAACCATGATGGCATTTTCGGTAAAACTATGCTGTTTAGCATACTTAACCTCATTGTTGAATGTGGAGAACCCGTCCTTTGCCTCAACATTACAAACGCCCATAAAATCAAAAACACGAATGCAGATGTCAGCCAACTCGCTCTCTACTTTTCCCTCGATGGTATCAGAGTAGTATTTGTTGAACAAACTGCCACCATGGTCGTTGGCAAGTACGGTTTTAAGACCTTCTTTGTCAAGGTCGTCCATATAGTTTCCTTTGCGGTCAGCTTGTACGGCTTCTGCTACTTCTGTGCAAACCATCATCAACCAATGCGCATTAGACTTTTCTTCTTCATGCCATCCATGTTTGACAGCATTATCGTAGGCTTTTTTTACCCACTCATTAATCTGTTTTGCTTCAATTTTCATAATTCAAAAACTTACGTTAGTTAATTGTTTGCCTAGAGACTTGATACACCATCTTGATGAACCTTGCACCTCTAGGTCTATTCTTAAATCAGAGACCTTTCCGAAGGAACGGAAACTACCGCCAAGGTCGATTATCCATCCATCTTTATCCTTGAAAGGTCTGATAGCTCGTCCCACCATCTGATAGTAGAGGCTCAAAGACTTCGTTGGTCTTGCCAAGATAACCGTGTCAAGTGCAGGATAATCAAATCCTGTTGTGAGAACTCCGACATTAGAGACAACCTTTATGGTGCCATCCTTGAACTTCTCCAAGATAGCTTCACGTTCTTTCTTTGGAGTCTCGCCTGTAACGATTGCAGAATTAATACCTTTCTGTTGCAGTTTGTCTGTCAATCTTTCCGCTTCTTCCGTGAATCGAGTGAAGACCAAAACTCCTTTTCTCGGTATTTTATTCTTTGGCTTCAATACACGTAGGGTAGTGGAAGTAAGCTGATCATAGAATCCGCTTCGTTCATATTCCAACTTTAGGGAGTTTTCATCAAAGTCGTTTCCTGTTGAGTTGGTATGCACATTAGACATATCTAGCTGAGTGCAATCGAAGTATCTCAAATCGGCAAGATAACCTTTTGCAAGTAATTCTGAAATCTGACAATAGTACAGTACCTCATCGAATATTCTTGGTCTAGTTCTCGTAAGGAACTTTAGCATCGAGGTACCATTAAGTCCCCTTCCTAGTCGATATGGTGTTGCTGTTAAGCCGATAACCTGTCTATCCGCGGCTTCGAAGAAGGTTTTGTATTGTCCACCTTTAGCATTACAAAGATGGCATTCGTCAACCATTACGTACTTGAAGTGCTGAAAGTCTTTCATGTGGTTCATAACGCTTCCGATGGTGGCAAAGGTTATTCTGTTTATATCCTTGCAACCAACAGAAGCGGAATATACTCCACAATCAAAAACACCATAGCTTTGCAGTTTAGCGAAGTTTTGCTCTAGAATTTCCTTTGACGGACAAAAGATGAGTAGCGGACTATCCAGCTTACTTGCAATATCTGCGATTACAAGCGACTTGCCTGCGCCCGTAGGCAAGATAAGAAGTCCATTCTTCTTATCTTTGCCTGTGAACGCTCTGACGGCAGCATCACTTGCTTGTTTCTGATATGGTCTGAGCGTGTACATGATTACTCGTTTTCATCATTACCATCCTCATCATCGTCACCGAAAGGAAGGTCATTATCATCAGTCTGCTCCTCAGCCTTTGATTTTGGTTTTTCTACTTCGGGGAACTCGATGCCGAAAACTTCCTTCATAGCCTGCTGATTGACATCTTCCTGGCTCCACAAGCCGCTTCTATCCCAATCTGGAATTTTCTGAACCTTGCAAAGCTGGAACTTATCATCTACCCACGCGAAGAAGAGGTAATGACCGTTGAGAGCAATACGAGCGGTCTTAGTAGAAGGTAAGCGGAAATCCGTGATACCATTCTTAACTCTTGCTGCCAAATCACTGACTTCAAGAAGTGCTGATGCGTATGCTTCTTCGGCATTCTTCTTCATCGTCTTGATCTGAGCAAGAACGGTTTCCAGCTCTTCCTTGCGCTTTGGCACATCATTCTCCTGCTTGATGCAGTACTCTTCACGGATAGCGTGAATCTCGAAATCATCATACTTGCGGTCAACAACCTCATTGTCTGGGAAGAGAGCATTGAACTTGTCATGCAGAACCTTGATAGGTTCGTCTGCACTCTTTGCACCTTCGCAAAGTACCAACACGTCCTTGAACATTTCTTTCTGAGCTTCGGTCAAACAAAACTCAATCTTCTCTGGTCTGTGACCATCCAAATCTGCTAACATAATATTTTCTGTTTTAAATTACATAAATTCTTTGCATTGCTCAATCTGCTGTTGAGCAAAAAATAACATTTCACCTTCATGAGGTGCAGGAAGGTAAAGCCCACACTGAGCACTACTATAATTTCTGAATCTTTCTATTGCAGTTGTCATTTCAGCCTTATCGAGTTCAGTACTACTTCTAATGTAGGTAATTTCCTGTCCCCTTCTGTTAATTCGCTTTCTCTCGAATATATCCCTGTTGCATATCTTCTTGAAAATATCAAACTTAACTTCTTCGAGGGTAAAACCAAATTCAGAAGCAAAGTAGCCTAACAGACAATGCAGGTAGCTATTCTGAGCCAAAGAACGTTGAGTGTTCTTTTTCTTCAGTTCAACGTATTCATTCTTCAGAACCATCTGATTACAGGCTTCCTTGAACCTCTTTCTGTCATAAACGTTCTTCAAATTATAGAGTGCCATAGTCTAAACTTTAAAATGGTAAGTCGTCATTATTACCTTGAATCGGGTTTCCGTTCTCATCTACAGCGGGAGGAAAATTAGGAGCCGCAGGTGCTGCTGCATTTCTTGCAGACTCCATAGCTGCTTGTTGTGCGCTTTGGCATGCCCCTTGTGTAGGTGTTGGCTGATTTCCGTTAGCCGCTTGTGCGGTCTGATTTCCACCTTGTTGCTGATTATAACGAGATTGATATTTCTCGATTTTATAACCTTGAACGTTAGTGAAGTATCTGACTTGCCCATCTTTCTCTGAGCGTGAACCATTCAAGGAGAATGATACCGTCACAATATCACCAATATTGAAGTCGTTCAGATCATCAACGTGATTGCTTGTAAACTCGAACTTTGGATAGTTTGTTCTCTCTATCTGCCCTGTGAACTGGTTACGATAGGAGCAATCCAAGACAAGCTCTCTTTTTTTGAAGACTTTGCCTTGATAGGGAATACTCTCCGTATTCCCTATATGCTGAATAATTCCACTAATCTGAAATGCCATTTTTACTGAACATTAAAAGTGATACCATTGTCACGCATGAAGCGTTCCAAACATTCCATTGCCTCTTTTGTACCGGTACAAACGTAAGTACGTGTCTCGGTTGGAGTAGGAGGTGCAACCGACTGTCCCATAGCGGCAGCGAAAGCATCCATGGCATCTTCTTCATTAGAAGACATCTTACCATTCTTCGGCTGCTCTTCCTGTTGCTCGGCTGCATTGTTCTCCGCGACTTCCTTCTGAGGTGATGTTGGAGGTGGTGTTGCAGTTTCTTTCTTACTAGGGGACACTGAGCTAGCACGCTGTTCTTTCAGCTTGTTTGCGTATGCGATAGTCTCCTGCAGATTGAGATTTTCCTTGTATCGGGCGGCAAGTGCATCGTAATCTTCTGCAAATAACTTCAAGGTTTCGAGGTCTTTCTTGATGTTATCAACCTTTTCTGTGATAGCTTTTTCGATAGACTTCATTGAAGTTGTCTTGTTGAGCCATTTCGCATCAAAGATGAGGTCTAGTTTGATACCGATGGTTTCCACTCCGAATTTCTCGGCAAGCTTTTCAATCTCTTCTCTCTTAGCTTTCTTGGTGCGATTTTCATCTTCTTTGATTACGCCATCAATGAGAGATACCGCATTCTTGATAAGCTTGCACGTATCGTTACAGGTTGTCTTGAACTCCTCAAAAGGCTTATTCCAAACCTTTTCAAGCTCCTTGCGCTTATCGTCAAGTGCTTTAGCTGCCTTGTTGAGTAATGCCTTGTCTTCCTTGCACTTTGGAATATCATCGGTGCTATAGTTGCTGATGTCATACATAGGCAAAGCCTTTTCAACTCTAGCTTTAACCTCTTTGATATTCGTGGTAAGCTGACCGATAGTTTCTTTGCTTACCACGAGTTGCACATCCTTTTCTTGGAGTGCAACGATATTGGTGTTCTTTTCTTCTGCCATATTAAACCAAATTGAATATTTTCTTGTCTGTTATCAAATCTCTGTTTTCTTGAATGAAACTAATCAATCCTTCGCAGTGTTGAGTGAGTAGAGGAATATCCCTTTTAGGGTTAAACGTATAACTCTCTGTGTAGTTTCTATAATACGTCTTTCCGATTTCCGAGATATTGTATTCGAAGTCGTAAACATCACAACCATTCTTCATGAGGGCATAAGGATAGACCTTATGTTGCCAGTGTCTCTTGTAATTGCCAACCGCGTACTGACGTGTTGTTTTCAGATCATGAGTGCAGAACGGCATAAGGTAATCAATATACCCATACAGCATTACTTTGCCATACATGGTAGGCAAGACTGCTTGTATATAAACCTGTGGCAATGCTCCTTTATAGTAGGCTGCATAATGTCTTACTAACCGAATAGGAAAAATGAAACTTCTTCCATTCAGCTTTGCTTCTACACCGACAGGAACCCTTTTGCTATACGGATATTCTTCTACTTCTTGATAAATAGTGTGGATATCCATATTCTCCGAGTTACGATGAAGGACCATACAATCAATAACCTCATTGAATGCTGTGCCTTTGTCAGCAGCTTCACTATCGAATGGTACTCGATTTATCTTATCTATTAACGACTGGAATTGTATCTTCTTGAACTCTTCTGGAGTATGGGGTGGATTTTCAGACCATCCCCAATACTTACTCCAAATGATGTCACTATCAAGGTAGTTCTGATACGCATCCAAAAGCGTCGCATAGAACTTAAACTTGACTACTTCCATAGTTTATGCTGCTTGTGGGTCCTCGTATTGCTTGGTATCTTTGTTATATACCAGCTTCAGTGTACTGACCTTCTCGGTAAACAGACTTCTTGCATGAAGAATGATGGAGTTACCCAAGTTTGCATAATCTTTGATGTGCTCAATGAAATGGTTTGCCCCCTTAGCATCAGTAATCAACTGAACACTCTCCTTAATCTCTTCAAGAGCCTTATTGTACTCCTTGACCTTTTCTTCTTTCTGAGCTATCATAGACTGATAACGTGAGAGAATCTGAGTAGCGATGAAGTTGTTAGGAGCGGTTGGCTGCCCGTTTGCATCAAGAATAACCGGAATCTGCATACAACCAGGAAGCTGACAGGTGTTCTTGCCATCGTTACGACTTGTAGGGTCAAAAGTGATAGTTCTGATTTGCTGTCCATTCTCGCTTCTCATTTCGAGATAGCCAAGCAAATCCAAATCAGTAACGATGTTATTGTAGTTCTTCTCACGAAGTGCAGGGATATACACAGTACTTTCACCTTCCTTGCGTGTGTCACGATGGGCGACAAAAACGATGTTCTTGTTAAGCTGTGACAAAGATGAGGTGAACCATTTGAAGTCGTTATTAATGGTACCCCAATCCTGTATCTGAGGGTTGCGACCATTGCATCTGTAGGCGATGATGAAGTCAATCATCTTTCCAATCGTATCTACAACGATGGTATCAAACTCCTCCAAATCCTTCTTGTTGTAGTTGAGCAAGTTGAGGATATCTTGCCAACTAGAAACCTGTACAATACCGACATTATCGTCCAAATGTGCGGTATTAACACGCTTGACACCATTATCAAAGTCAAGCAACAGAGGCTTAGGTGCTGAGAGGGCGAAAGTTGTCTTACCCATACCAGCCTGTCCGTAAACCATCATTTTAACGTTTTTCTGAATAGCAATTTCATTGCTTCTTTTAATCATACTCAT